CAAACCTTTGTATACGGAATGTTACTAATTAAATATGCCACCCTAAACCTCCTTTATCTCATCTTACATTTAGTCTTGCCTTTTTTAACAATACCATCACCTCTAAATTTTCTGGTTGTTTTTTTCTTAGCTTTTACTTTACCTCCGGCTTTCATGCCTCCACTTTGAGCTTTTGATTTACCTCTAACCCGTGCATAGCCGTCTTCTAATTCCCCCCTAATTTTTTTCTTAAACTCATCTGTAAGATCTTTATCTTTTTCATAACGTTTCATAAAAGCATCAATCTCAGCCTTGTCTTTTTTTGACATTGTTTTCTTTGCTTCATCATCAGGGTACAGCTTTGGGAATTTTGCTTGCATTCTTTTTTCTATAAACTCATCCATCTTTCCTGCAGCGGGTATAGCGTCAACACTTAAAAGACGTTTTTTTTCTTTTTGATTCATTACTTTCCCCAAAAAATTTGTTGTATTGCAATAATAAAAGCAGTTACAGCGCTTCCTGCGCCTGCTGCCCACATCAATGTTTTCCAACCACCCCTAGCCTCTGATAATACTTTGTGAATCTCTGCAAGAGATTTTTTAATTTCTTCTATATCAGCTTTCATATCCTCTACGTCAGAATGAAGGTGTTTTATCTCATTTGCCTGAACAGCAACTTCACTTTTAATATCACCTCTGAAGATTTTCTGTATCTCTTCTTTTTCCATTAACACTTCCACCTTCTTCTAGCTTGCCGTAAACGGCTATTAGGGTCTTTTGCTGCTTTGGGGAATTGTTTCATTTGTCCTGCAGAACGAGCGCAGAATGACTTACGCCTTTTTGCGTCTTTAGAACCTTTTTTAACTTTACCTGTAACAGCAGTTTTTAATTTAGAACCGGGATTAGCTCTGCGGTATGCAGCCACACCTTTTTTAGTCATGCCCGCACCTTGTTTAGTCGGGCGAAAATTACCCGACTTCACAGAGGTTTTAATCCCCATTCCTTTTCGTTTTTTCTTCTCGACCATTATTAGGTCTCGCCGCCACCTACATAGAATACGGTTACGCTGGTTATTGCAGCAGTATTGCTGTTAGTTAAGTGCATACCAGAATCAAACAATATACCGTTATCAGGTATGAAAACATCTTCCGTGCCAATCGCACTAGAAGAAGTTAATTGTAGTAAGGTAGTTCCCGTAGCAGTATCACCATTGCTGAGAGTTATATCAGCACTAGCGTTATGCACATACTGAATACCTTGTATTCTGGTTCTACCACTAATCTTTTGACCCGTATCCTTTGTAGTAAGAGCTTTTACGTCAGATGCAAAACTCATGTCTTACTCCTTTAAGAATCGGTTACGTCTAGATTAGTATCTTGTAAATATTTAACAGTTACGTCAGCAATGCCCTCTGTTCCAGTTGCCGTGGCTATTGGATTAAATGTAGCGATTACCGTGCGATCAACAGTTCCTATATTAATAGAAGCGGTAGCCATACCTGTGCTGTATGTTAAAGCTGCGGCTTTAGCGTTTGTCCCGTTTAATAAAGCTGTTGTTGCTCCTGAAAACCCTACTGAAACCGTAGCTGCTGAAGGGGAGTTTGAAGCTTCCACAACGTTTAACATCACTTCTGTAATTTTAGAATTTGCTGGGATAACACCAACTGTGGTTGTAGCGGTCGTGCCAGTAATATCAATTACTGCTGACTGAGCCATTAGTACAAAACCAACGTTATTTACGTCAGTTCCTACAGTCGTGCCTGTTGTGTCTTTGATTGTTCCGGCCTTAACTGGACCAGAAAAGGTAGTTGTACCCATTTATTTCTCCTGTGTAGTAGCACATATACACACTTTCTCTACTATGTCTGCTAGGTCAGTTAAGTGTGTAGATTAACCCTAGATATTTACTTCTTATACCATTAAAATACATCAAATGCAACACAACAAATTATCATGAGAGTTAACTCTTTAGATTTAAACCAAAAACAAGTAAATCAACTAATCTTCTTACAAAAACTGTCTCTACCTGCTGATGACCCAGTTACACCGTCTGAAGAACCAGAAGGAGAATGGTTTTTAGTATATGAAAACAAAATACTAATAGCTTTTGGTTTAATTACTCCATCAAGACAATGGTTAGATACAGCATATTTATCTCGCTGCTGTGTGCATCCAGATAATAGAGGTTTGGGTATACAAAAATCACTAATTCGTAGAAGAGAACGATTTAGTAGAAAAAAAGGACATACATGGATTATAACGGATACATCAACTGACAATCCTGCATCCAGTAATTCCTTAATACGATGTAAGTACAAAATAATATATCCAAGCTCCCCTTGGGGTAATGAAAATTCAATCTATTGGGCTAAAAGACTATGACAGATGATGAAAAAAGAAAACAGTATAAAAGAGATCACTACTTAAAAAATAAAGATACATATCTTAGGAGAAATAAAGAAAGAAAAAAAAGACTGAAAAAACAGTGGTTAGAATTTAAAGAATCTTTATCTTGTGAAATATGTGGAGAAAGACACATATCCACTATAGATTTTCATCATATAAAAAGAAGTAAAGATAATAGGCCAGTTAATAAATTAGTGTCAAATCACAATTTCAAAGAAGCCTATGAAGAAATAAAAAAGTGTATGGTGTTGTGCGCTAACTGTCATAGAAAGCTTCACCATCAAGAAAGAGTAGATAAGAAAAAGAAAAAGGGAGCAAAACGCTCCCTTTCCCAAGTGAAAACTTCTTACGAAGCTCCCGGAGAACCAAACATACCCAAAGGATCAGATACGCCAAATGAATAGCGCTCACGAGCCTTGTAACGTACGTTACCTGTATCAAAGTCTCCGTCCATAGAAGTCGCCATAGGCGCACGAACAAAGTGCTTCAATCCATTAGGTACATCAGTTGTTAAGAAGAAAGCGTTAGTATCAGTTAGATAATGATTAACTGTGTAACCCTCTGGAATAGCTCCAGTTGTCACAATAGCGTTAATATCGTTATCTGCTGTTCCTACTCTCTGCTGTGTTTCAAGTATACGTGTTGCCACGAACTGAAGTGCAGGAGGGATAATTAGCTTTCTTGGTTTAGCTGCAATTAACAAACCACGCTCGTCTGTCCAAGCTGCAATTTGAATTACCGCATCTTCAAGAGATGTTTCATTTAAGTCTGCGCCTGTTGTAGGACGGTTGCTGTTTGTTCCACCAGAAACTAGTGGGTGGTCAGTTGCAAACAATACTTTTCCGTCACCATAGGTAGGATTACCTGTTCCAGTAAAGCCTTTGTTTAAAACTGCAGCAGCTTTAACCTGCTTTGTGTAAGCCATAGCACGAGCCAAAGCCTTTGTATAACGAGCGCCAAGACTATCATAAAGATTATCTTCAGAAGCCTCTTCGGTTATCGCAAAGCCCATAGCAACAGTTTCGTGCGTATAGCGAGCTGTAAATGCTTCTTGTGCGTTATCGTATTCGATAGCTGCGCCTTCAGATTTTACTGGGGCTGCTCCAAAGCCAGAAAGCTTTGTCTCTTCTTCAAACGAACGCTCAGAAGTCTCTTGCTCATAGATCTCCTTATGCTCTTCACCATATTTGGCATACTCTAAACCAAACAAAGCATTTAAGCCGGGAAGGAGTTCTTTTAGTAATTGTGATCTTGAAATCGCCATTTAAAAATCTCCTTATATGCCTAATGAGTTGTCATACGAGTGTACGCCAACGTTGAACTTAACGATAAACTCAGGATAAGCTTCGCTTTCAGTACCTCTAACTACATCAACAACTCTCACTGCGAATGTATTAGTAGTTAGTAAACCAGCACCATTAGTGCCTACAAGAAGGTTCACTCCTGAATTACCAGTTGTTGTACTTCCAGAAGAGAAGTTACCTAATTGAGCATTTTTACCAATCGCTCCCGGAAACCCTGATCCGTCTGTACCACTGTTGAATGTACCTAAAGCAGCACTTCCAACAACTCTGTACAACTGACGTGGTTCATCATTAACAAAAATATGGACATCAGAAAACCCACCTGTAATAGAATTAACAGGTAGGAACTGGGCGAATTGCTGAACGCCATTAGCATCAACATATCTACAACCCGTCATAACACCCATAGTACCAGCTTGTGCGTCAGCACCAGCATTAATATCTTCGGCTGTAGGAGTAGCAGTTAAAGCAGCAGGTTGCCCTGCAGTTGTTAATGCAATGAGATCACCAGCGAACATAGCGGCACTGTTATTGGAAGCAACTTTATACTCCCTCATAGCTCCGCCATTGTAGGGTGCGCCACCAATCAAATTGACTGGTACTAACCCTTTATATGCAGCAGTGGTTGCCATCTAATTTCTCCAATTAAAAATTATTTACCTTTTCCAAAAGACACCGTGGATTTGTGTTCCTTAAATATCGGCGCTCTTGGGTCGCTTTGTCGCATAAGATTATTATCTACAGACTGCATTTGTTGGTCAGCTTTCTCTAAATAATAGTCATTACGCTGTTTAGCAAGCTCTGTAGGAATTTTACAAAGTACAAGTCCGCCTATTTCTATACAACCGGGATATCTGGAATTAGAGTCAGCCACTATTTTCATATGTGGTTGCTCTTCTGCTTTAACCATTTCATACCCTTCTCTAAGAGCCATAGATATGTTTCTAGGATCAGGATCGTTTAATATAGCTATTCTTTTCCATTGATAGTTAAATCCGGGTAACGGAATAACTTCCGGTAACGTAGAAGGAGGTTTCCAAGTTTTTGGTCTTTCCTTTGAAGCTCTGTTTTGTAATTCACGAGATAATCTGTTTTCAGCCATTTCTATTCTCCAATTTAATCATTTCTTTAGCATATTGCTCTGGCGACAACCCCAACTTTTTCGCTAAATTTACTTGTGACGTTGTCAATCGTATCTTCTTTGATGAAGTTGTTCGTGTTACTGGAGCAACTACTGCCGCAGGTTTTGATTTAGTAGGTTCTCTCGTTTCTACTTCTTCAACGTCGAAATGCTCTGGAAACCTTTTTCTCATGGTTTCGTCAATTCGTTTATAGTATTCGTCTGTTGTTGCGTAAGAACTGCCGTTTTGTCTTACCAACTTTTCATGTAACCCCAACGCAAGGCTCGTCATTTCTTCGTCTTGTCCGAACCAGTCATTTTGTTTCTGCCATTCCACAGCCTTTGCGTCAGGTGGTAGAGCAGCGGGTGTATCTTTATCTTCTTGTTTTACATCATTTTCTTTATTTTGTAAAGAAGTTTTGTATTGATTTACTTTTTCTTTTTTATATGTAGCTTCGCTTATCTTTTGCTGGGCTTCTGTCATCTTGTCAGTATCGCCATCATCATGAGCAGTTTTATAAGCTTGTTTCGCAGCTAACAATTCATAATCAGCAGCAGACTCAATAGCTTTCAAGTACTCTGTCTGGTTATTTTCAGAATTTGCTTTTAGTTGCTTATTCTCTTCTCTTAACTTTTGAGCTGCTCTTATAGCTTCTGCATTCTCTCTTGCTATCCGCTCTTTTTCACGACGCTCATCGTGCCAGACTTTTTTGAGCTGATAAATCTTGTCTTTTACTTTGTCATCGTAATCATCAAGTTCATCAGACTCTAATTTATGGACTAACTCTTTGGGTAGATTTTTCCGGTTCTGATCCTCTTCAGGAGTATCATCCTCAATCTCTATCTCAACATCAGACGCCTTTGCCTCTAAAGCAGCTTCAGGTTTCTTAACATCCTCTTCGTTAGGTAAGTTTTGCTCTTCAGCCATTTTCATCTCCTATGCTCGTGATATTCCTCGTGGATCTTGTACTACCGCCTCCACGCTGTCGTCGTTAATTAATCGAAACTCTTTGCCATGTATTTTCACTCTGGTTCCTGAGTTTGGTCGGGCTAAAATAAAATCCCCCTCCTTACACCAAGGACCGCTTGGAAACCTATCTTTGTCTTGATAACAATCAGGTCCAAGTTTAATTACGAAAAATACAGTGCTAAGAACTTCTTCAAAATGCTTCGTAGTGTCAGCTTTTAATAGACCACTATCATACTTCTCCTCGGCATCAGGTACTGTACATAAAATGTGATACCCAGAAGGTTCTGGTAATTGTTTAGCTTTTTCTTCATTTTCAGTCGTCATCCTCGTATTCACCCTCTCTATTTGCTTCTTGCAGGTCTATTACGTGATTAATTGCGATGGCAAGACCTTTAACCATACCGCAAAACTTTTGATATTCTTCATAAGACTTAGCTGATCCGTCAGCCATATTATCTTTTATCTCTGATATTTCGTTTTCAAACTTCTCTAGTAATAACTCCAACCCATCCATTATTGTTTCTCCTCAGGTGGTGGGGGTTCTGTAGGTTGCTCTGTAGGCTGTTGATTTAAGGCCTGTTGTAATAATGTTTGTGCTATCGCATTATCAGCCTGATTCTCAATCTTTTGCTCTTCCACCAATGCTTTCACTACCTGACTAGATTGTTTTTCCTCTAGTTTAGCGTCATCTGTAGCTGCCTTTGCCAGTGTATTAAGCTGGGCTTGTCGTTCTTGAGAAGCAATTCTTTCTTGCTCCACAGCAATCTGAGCTTGTTTAAGAGCAATATCTGCCTGATCTTTCTGAGCCTTACGCATAGCATCTTGAGCTTTAAGTTGTAGCTCTTGCTGTTGCATCTGGATAATAGGATCTTGTGCCTGTTGCTGTGCTTTTTGTTGAGCAACCTGTGCCATGTTGTTTTGAGACAACTGACTGGAAGCCTGAGCTATAAGTCTTGATACCTCTAATTCCATATCCTCTGGTAAATCTGAGTCTGGTTTTGGTAAAGGAGCGCCCACTCGCTTCTCAATATCCATCCTATATTTAAATCCAAGATGTTCTGCTACATGCGCCTGTATATTTGTTGCTATGAGTTTAGCCTTAGGGTTCTGAGCAAGAAGTTGTCCTACGATAGGATCGTTTAAAAAATTCATGTGTGACAATATATGTGCGTCATGATCCTGATACATAAATGCCTTCATAGGCTTAACTTTCAATGCGTTCATATTCTCTGTCAAAGGATCTTTTGGTTTTTGATCATCTTCAAGAGGCACAAGCTTTGCAGCATCTTTAATCCCTAATACATCTAACATCTGTCTATGGAGACGGGGTAAATCATAAATCTGCGGCGCAGCCTGTGCCATTTGCATAACAGCCTGATACTGCACTACTTTTTGAGCCATTGTAGAAGAATTAGGATCAGATATAGGTAACACCTCTACCATGTCATAGTCTGACCTCTTTACTACAGGTGAAGCAGTCTCAGGTTTGTAATTATATTTATCCGGTGTGTAGTCTCTAATTATCTCTTTGAGTAATTTAAACTCCTGACGCATAGAGTAGTGAACTCTAGCCTGTACGGCAGACATAACTTTTAACGCTCTCTCCAATATAGCTAGGGTTGTCCCTACAGGACTTTGCGCTGACATATCAGATATCTTTAAATCTGCTGCGCTGGCGAATCTTCTGCCCTCATCAACAATCGTACCCAATAGACTATATAACACCTGACTTGGCTCTTTGTATGGGAGCGGCATAATATTGTCTTTTATTGAACCACTTGGTACATCCACATCTCTAAACTCTGCTGGACTAATTGGTGTATCATCACCTTTTACTCGTAGACCTTTAGTTTTAAATCCACCGGGTAAGTTAGATAACGTACCTGCGTCAACAAGTTGTCGTATGAGTGAAGTGCCTGATTTAGCAAAAGCTCCTACTAGATGTATTAAACCAAAATGATAAAAACCAAACCCTGGGACATACCCATAATGAACAAAATGGTTACGCTTTTTCTTAGCAGAATCGTCTGGTTGGTAATTTCTACGAATTGCAAGAATCGTGCCAGTGCCTTTTTCAAGGGTCACAACATATGGTAGAGCTATGCCTGTTGTTTTTCCATCTTTGTCTTTGTCTTCATATCCCGGCAAGTCTAAATCTACGTGCATCTCTAAGATTTTGTATCGGTCATCATGAGAAGCAGAGAATCCCATTTTTTCTGCGATTTTTTTCTCTACTTCATCTAAATAATCTGTTGGTTCTTCTAACTCGATGTCTCTATAAAATCCAGATACCTGTAATTTTTTTAAGTCATTTGGTGTCTTACGCATCACGTGAGTTACCCGCTCTGCTGTCTCTAAGTCAGATGCACCGTACGGTACAACAATATCTTCTGCTGGTATAAATATAGAAACTTGTCTTTCTAAGCTAGGATCGTAATAAACTTTTTTAAACGCATTACCAGATAAACCAAGACCCCACAACATTCTTTCATGTTCTGGTCTGTACTCAACCATCTTCTCAGTTAACTGATAGTTCATATCAGCTTTTACTCTGTTAGCTGCTTCTTTCTTTTCTCTGGTTTGCTCTCCAATAATCTGTGTTTTAACAGGTCCTTGTGCAGGAAATGTCTCCATAATTGTTTCTGATTGAAACTTTACAAGTGCTTCTGTCAACAGTGGGTGATGTACACCACAAGCTCCGGGCCAAGGCTCGGTTCTTTCTTCTAGCTTCAGACCCAGTAAATCAAGACCATCTACATATGTTTGCATCCAGTCTTTCCGACTAGATAAGTCCTCTTCAAAATCATTAAGAAGATCTGTGGATATAGTCTGTAATTCTTCGTCACTCATATCCTCTGCTAAGTTTGCGTTGAAATCATCATCGCTTTCTGCATCTGGATCTATAACGATCTCCATATCCCCGATACCAACTGTAACTTTTTCTGGATCTTCGATTTCTATCTCTATATCAGGCTCTCCCATAACTTGAGTTAAGTCTGTGGGTTCCATTGGTTTTTCCATATTATTAATTGCCATATTTTATCCTTAGTAGTAAGGCTCTCTGTGCCTTCTATAATTTGGTGCTTCATCTTCTTCATCAAGAAGAGTGCGTATAAACCCACCTTTTCTAAATCTCATCATTGCTAAAGAAGTTGAGTCCACATAGTCATCATGCTCTCCTGCAGGAAAACTTGCTACTTCATCTACAACCTCTTCTGCCCAGTTTGTGTTGGGTATCCATACTCTGCCCGAAGCGAATAAATCTGAAACTGCGTTTAATCGTGATATTTTGTCGTTACCTTTACTAGGAGTAAACTCCTGCACAGGCACTCCCATCGCTCTCATCTCATAAATTAGCGGAGCGCCCGATGCTTTCTTCTCTATTATTATAGAATCTGGTTCCCAATCCGTATACTCTTCTAAAGCAACTTTTTTTAGCTCTGGAAACTCCATTCTTCTGCGAAACGCATTTAATAACATAATCTGAGCCTGTGGCACACCTGTATCATCCTCTTTATAAAACACACCCCATGTAGTACAGGCTGAATAGTCTGCTCGATTGTTCTTTTCAAACGCTGTATCCCAAGATTGTAGGACAAATTCACAAGCAGGTGGGTCTTCTTTCTCCCAAATCTGCCACCATTCTCGTTTTACAATGGCTGAACCCTCAGATGTGGGGTTTTGTTGGTACTGAGCCATCCATTTTGAGTTAGGTAGCTCTTCTTTTAGTGCATTTAGCTCGATTAGAGGCCAAAATTGAGGCCAAAGTGGGTTACCACTCGGTAAAATCGCAGGAAATTCTATAACTTTCCAATCTTCACCACCTCTTTGCGCTGCAGCACGCATAACTTGACCTGTTAAGTCCCTTTTTGACCACCTTGTCATAACAATTATGATCGCTCCGCCCGGTTGTAGACGCTGTCGAGGACCAGATGTGTACCATTCGTAGGTTTTATCGTAGATTTCAGGGTTTATTTCGGCTTGCGCTGCTTCTTGCTCCGAATGAGGGTCATCAATGATGAGGACATCCGCACCTTTACCCGTAACAGCGCCTCCAACACCGATAGCAAAGTAGTCTCCTCCCTTGTTGGTAGCCCAACGCCCAGCCGCCTTTGAGTCAGCCTGAAGTCCAACGTCTGGAAATATGTTTTTATACGTTTCAGAATCGACAAGATTTCGTACCTTTCTACCAAAACCAACCGCAAGTTCTGCCGTATGCGAGGTTTGGATTACTTTTTTATCAGGATACTTCCCTAAAAACCATGCTGGCAACAAATAACTAGCAAATTCTGACTTCGTATGCCGTGGAGGCATATTTACGATAAGTCTTTTACATTGTCCACTCATCACTTCTTCAAACGCCCCTGCCATCCTCTTGTGGTGTGCGCCATGAATAAAGCTAGGCCAGACCTGTGTAACAAACTCCATGAAAGAACTCTTAGCCTTTTCAGACCGTTCTCTATCTGCAAGCTCTTCTAAATAATCTGCTACTTCTGCTTTTACTTCAGCAGGTAACTTACTTAGTAGATGCGGGTTTTTCTTGATAATCTGTAGAGGTGTGATCTGATTCATTCTCTAAAAGTTCATTAGTGTTCTCCTCCACTGTTTCTACATCTGTTACATACCTACCCAATATCTGATTCAATCTGTTTTCTATATCTTCGGTAGGTTTCTGTCTTATTGTGACATCGTGTTGCTCTGAGAATAAGTTTACCCCTCTGCGCTTTCCAAGCAACTCCAATGCCTTTAATCGAAAACGTGCATCTTCATTCTCAGTTTCTTCCAATAATCTATTCGTTACATAATTTGCGAGCCTGTCATTTGCATTTAGAAACTCATGATCATAATGAGTCAGCAAGGCTTCTAGTTTTATTATTACACCGGGCGGTGTCTTAGCAACCGGGAGTTTTTCCCGTGCCATTAATTCGTGTGCTTGTGTGGATGTACCCTCGTCTAATTCTGGCATCTGAGCGCCAGCATCTAGTAGAGATTTGATAGTGTTAAAGGCTGCTTTTGCCTTCTTTCTAAAATCCTTTACCTCTTCTGGTGTTACATCAAATGGTAGTGGTATTCCTACGTCTGGTGTAATTGTTAGTGGCATGAGAGGAAACGGGACTCCTTTTTTCGTTAGGGGGTACTTGTTAGATTTTGAACCTACCACGGGTCTCATAAAAAGTCAATAGGGGGTGGGTCTATTTTCAAAAAATTTGAAATCTAACGAGCAAAACACACAGTACAGACAGCCGGGTCCCATCTGACACACACAGGGGGGTGGGGGAGACCAGTTCTCTAGGCTATAACTCGAAAAGGGGTGGCGTAGGAGTCGACTCCTACGACAACACACGACAATTAATTACCACGTATTATTTGACAGTGTAACAGGGTTGTGAGACTATATAGTTGTGGTTGCGGTAATTGCCATATTTCATTAACAGTCATTTTGAAGGAGAAAATTATGACTACCAAAACAAACGTTGTTGTTAATACTGTTGCTTTATCCATCGGTCTTACTAAGGCTTTCTTAGAAGGTACTGGCGCAAAGGCGGATTTGGATATCGCTCAAGACGCTCTTATAAACGCTAAGGCTGGCGTTAAGGATAAGCAAAAACAATTCGATGACAAAGCCAAGGAACTACGAAAGGCTGGCGTCACGATTGGAAAGGCTGGTTACGCTAAAGGCGAAAATGGTCAGAAGGGTTTTGAGACTAGGCAAACGCAAGATACCGCTAGGTCTTGCCCTAACGCCAATGCGATTGCACAATATCTTTACGACCTAGTCGATGAAGATGGCGAGCCATTCTATACGGCTCAAACTGTTCAAACGTATTTGAAGATTCTCCGCAATGTTGTCAACAATAAAGAGAAATTCAGTTTCAACCCTGCGAGACAGTCTGGCTCTAGCAATAGCAATGGCGATGTTTTCTATCAGGTTAGAATTAAGGCTGATAAAAACAAAAGTGAAATAGTCGAAGACTTTTCAAAATCCATTATCAAACTACAAGAAAAGGCTGATGCTGAGAATCACGCTCCAATGCTAGACGTGTTGTCCTACGTCAGAGATGCTCTCACAAACGCTCAACAGGCTGACGAAAAGAAAGCCTAACCTTGCAACACTCCTCACAAACCCCGACTCCGGTCGGGGTTTTTTTTCGCCTAAAATTTCTCGCAGAGAACTGGTGTCAAAAGCGGGGCGTCGCAAAGGCAGCGCCGCCCCGCTTCGCCGTCTGAAGGACGGCGGGCTTCTTCGAAGCCAGTTCCATCAAGAGTTGTCAAGTTCAGTCAAGCTACGAACCAAATCCACATCGTAAAAAATAAATTACATCATACAAATACTAGATTACAAATACATAACATCATACTAAAGTGGCGTAGGAGTCGACTCCTACATCTAATATACATATAATGTCGTTGTTCCGGCTGTTCCAGCCTGTTCCAGATTGTGGAACACTCTAAGCACTTGATATTATTGAAGAAAGTTTACGTGCGTTCCAGAGGTGGAACAGACTTTTTTGCACCTAAGTTTTTGATTCTAAAGGATATTATTATTATTATTATTATTATTATTGTAAAAGGTAACATATACGAACGACCTCCCATAACTGGTATCAAAGATGTCGTGGTTGAAACTCTTCATTCGACCCTCTCGGCAGGTGTTTGTATTAGGGTGGAACAGCGGAACAGGCTGACACTATCGCACGTAACCTCATGATATATTTGACAAAACTATCGTTCCGCAGGGTGGAACAAACGTGGAACGCTTGGAACAAACGTAGGAGTCTGACTCCTACATCACGAAAATTCCAAAGTGGTTACCTATTGACAATCTCATATAAATATGATACAATGGACGAAGTCCATTTGGGATTGCAACGCAAGTTGTTTGTTCTTTAACAATTCGGAAACGCCATTGACGTAGGAGTCTGACTCCTACGTCGGGTACGGAGTAGGGGCATCGCTTCTACATTCATACAGGCTATGACTGGTTCTTTAGTTATATGCGGACTCTTTCGATATCCGCTCTCCATTGGCAACCACGTTTCAAGACTTTGACATTTTGTGTTTCGGGTGGTTTAGTCCTCTGTCTCTTGTTTGCCGGAGTAAGCTTTCTTTCTGGTTATCCTCCCTTTGTTTGTAGTTCGTTGTGAGTACCTCCGTACGTCACTTTGTTGTAGCACGATTTGTTGTGTCGAGTTTGTCGTGTTGGCACTACAGCATCTTGACGTCTTTTGTTCCTAACCTCAATACCATGAACTGCGGAGAAGTAGCAGAGGAACTAGCCATTTTGAAAACAGGGTGGCGATGAGCATTTACGTGTCCACGTGTAGGAGTCGACTCCTACGACCTAAGTGTTCATCGACACTCTGTTTGTGTCAATTTGTTTTTATTTATTTTTATTTAAAGGAGAGCATTATGACATTCAAAGTCAAATCAGTAGTAACCCCTGAACAGTTGCTTCAAATGAAAGCCATTGCCAAAACGGTAGAAGCACTTGATAAAGTGAAAGTAATCGAACGTAGAGGAACGACTACGCACGATGGCAACGTACCATTCGTCATGTCCGAGCGTGATGTGTTTCTGAATGACAAGGGTGTGAAAAGAGTGATACCGCTGAAACCTACCAAGAGGAGAAACTATGCCCATGCGTAAATACACGTGTAGGTGTGGTGTCCGAGTAACGAAACGCAGATGGAAAGCAGGGTATCAGTATTGCCCTGCTTGTTTCGTCGCACCTACACGCACAGTGGCGTGTGCCTACAACAAGGGCGCACCACAACTAATCACAAACACCGATGATTTAAAAACTGTTCACAAAAAATAAGGAGAGCGTAATGAATTTATCACACAGTCATGTAGCAGTAGATGTAGCGTTAAAAGTAGCACAGCGATTTGGAATTAGTCCTGAGGATGTTGAAGAGGTATTTGACCAAATTGAAATGGATACTATATCCAAACAACAAGTGAGAGAAGTAATGGCTAAACTTGATTTGTCTGCAAAGCAAGTCATTGAAGCATACAGAGATTTATATGGGAGTACGAGATGAGAAAAAAGTGGAGTTGTGAGTTTGGTCTTAAACACCTAGCGTTTATGTTTGAGCATGAACGCAGACACCGAGAAGCGGAAGCGAGATTCAAAAGAAGAGAAGAACTTAAGAGAATCGTTCGTGATTTTGCTGTAAACCCTGAAATAGAAAAAATAAGAAAGGAGGAAAAATGATTGGATATTGACATTGTAAATGTATACATATAGTATATGTGTATGTAGTGTGGTGTGTAGGAGTCGACTCCTACGTTTTTTTAATCTTAAATTAAGGAGAGTCAAATGATTGGATACAATCATTCTGTAAGTTTGCGTGGTGCGAAGAACCTAGTCAAAGTATTGGGTCGTAAGCGTACGTATTTGTTTGAGGGCGAGACAGGTATTGGTAAGTCTTATATTCTGTATTCGTTTATTGAGGAATTTGGCGATAAGTATGGGTACAACATTGTTGACTGTACTACGCTAGATACAGGTGACATTCAAATGCCACGTGTTGTCGAAATGAATGGTATGCACGTCACAGTATTTGCACCGAACCATTTGTTAGGTTTTCAGGACAACAAGCCACAGATAATTATGTTTGATGAGTTGGGTAAAGCACCACAGAGTACACTCAATAGTATATTACCTATTCTTCAAGAACGTAGACAAGGTATGAATTATCTGCCAGAGGGTTCGCTAGTGTTTGCCACTACAAACTGTGCGAGTGATGGGTTGATGGATACACTCAAGGCTCATCAACGTAGACGTACTGTAAAGGTATTGGTACGTAAGCCACACGCAGGTATTGGTGTAGATGAGAATGGCAAGGAGTTTGTCGAGCCTGATAGTTGGATGGAGTATGCGTTGGATAATGATATTGCACCAGAGGTCATTATGTTTGTGCGTAATCATCCCGACTGTTTGGAGTCATACCTAGATGGGTCTGACAGTAAGCGTATTTTCAACCCAAGCAGAGAACCTAGCACAGATATGTTTGTGTGTCCGTATTCACTTGAAGCGGCTAGTGACATGATTAAAGCCAAAGACGAACTAGATGAGGAAGAGTTGACCGCATCTTTGTGTGGCGCAATTGGTACGCTTAGTGGTATAGACCTGATGACCGAGGTCAAGATGGGTTACAAGTTACCAGACTGGGGTAATCTGTTATCTAATCCTAAGACCGCACCTATCCCTGAAGACACGATGGTTCAATGTATGTTGATGACTAAAGCTATTGTCACAACAGCAGAGGATACACTCACAGCATTGTGTCAGTACATGATGCGTGACAAGTTCAAGGACGAATGGGAAGCTGTATTTTATCGGTCAATCATGAGTAGTAAGAAGCAGGAAATCGCAATCGACAACGACACGTTCCAGAAACGTGCGATGGAGATGAATTGGATTTTCACTAAGTAGTTCACGTAGGAGTCGACTCCTACAATTTTTTAACTTAACTAAGGAGAGCATTATGTCAAAGATATTTGATACCGTAACACCCCAAGCTACATCTAATCTTTTCAAGCGTTGTATTCTTGTGAAACTAAATGTGTCCGCATACACAGGTAGAAAGCTAGACAAGAATGTATCCGCAGAGATTGATGAGCAGAAACAAACCAAGACCAAAGGTGGTAATTACAACAAGATATTATTCCCCCAATGCGAAAGGTTTAAGGCAATAGGTAAGCAAATCAATGTGGTTCGTGACTTTGTTAACACGAATACAAACGTGTTTGAGAAGGGTGGTTGGAGAATCATGAAGTTTAGTAATTACATACCATTTTGTGAGCAGATAAACCCCATGCTAGATAAGCTTGAGAAACTTATTGAGGACTTTACAGATGAGACAAACTACGAGGAGTCCGTGACGTCTTCTATATTCTTACTGAATAATCTTGTCACACGTGGAGAGTATCCAAGCGCACAAGAAATCAAGCGCAAGTTTAGATACAGACTAGAGGAGTGTCCTGTTCCTAGTGGTTCGTTTCATGTCCAAGCTACTGAGGAAGTCAGACAGAAGTTAGAGTCCGATATGATAGCTACCATGACAGAAAAGTTGACAGCGTCAATGGAAGATGTGGTAGGTAGAATCCAAGAGGTAGTTAAAAATGCAATCAAGGGTCTTGAAGATGAACCTGTGCCTATTAAGACTAAGCAAGGACTCAAGAATCATAAGATATTTAGAGCCACGTTGTTGGGTAATATACATGACATCTGTGATATCGGTGACTCTTTGAATCTAACTGATGACCCGAATATTACGAAGTTAATATCTGACTTACGACAAGCTGTTAATGGGCGTGATGCGAAGATGTGTCGTGATAGTGATAGTGTCCGTCATGCTACAAAGCGTTCACTTGAAGATGTTGTAAGTAAGTATGGTCTAGGTCAATAAGAAAGGAGAAGTTATGACAAAGCAACAAGCTATTAGGAGAGTAACCAAACAGAAAGTCGTATTGATGAATGACCCACGTACGGTCATGTTTTCCGCTGTGATTATGATGTGTCTGTTTCATGTAGTAGACAAAGACCACAAGATAAAAACAGGTGCGACTGATGGTTTGAATGTTTATCTCAACATCGAGTTCATACGCAAACTTACTGATGCACAGTTGCGGTACTTGATTATGCACGAGGTCATGCACGTGGCGTTCAAGCATATGACAGTATGGAGAGCCTTGTTTCTTAAGTGCGCTATGTCTACCAATCTGGCTACTGATAACGTCATTAATCTCACAATGAAGTATGAGATTGACCCATCGGAGAAGTTCTTAGAGCCTATCGAGGGTGGGATATGTGACGACAAGTATTACCAAGATGGTCGAGTGTTGGATACTAAAAAGATATTCGATGATATCTTCAACGGCAGTAAATCTAAACAAGGAGGAGGAAATGGAGAAGCCACTAGTGGTGACTCTGAACAGGGTGACCAAGACCAAAGCGATAGCAGTAAAGGACAGACACTTGATGACCATATGTGGGAAGAAGCGAAAGCAAGGTCTGATGACCCCAACGCACAGGAAGCACTAGACCAACGCATCGAAGAAGCATTGCGACAGGGTAAAGCATATGCGGAGATGGTGTCGGCTAAGGTAGCGAGAGGTGTGACAGAGATACTTGAGCCTAAGATTAACTGGCGAGATATGCTCCGGTCATTCATCAGTAATTACAACTCACGTAAAGACGTTTCCTCGTGGCGCAGACCAAACCGTAGGTGGGTTTCACAGGATATCATCATGCCATCTCTTGTTAGTGAAAACGCAGGGCCGATTGTGATTGGTGTGGATACATCAGGCTCAGTCAGTCAGAAACAAATATCTGCGTTCCTCGGAGAGATATCCGCTATCTGTAAGGACATCGCACCAGAGAAAATTGACTTGATGTACTGGGACGGAGAAGTCTACACGCCTGTCGAAACGTATCAACAAAGCGAACTAGAAAATCTAATCGCATCTACAAAAGTCGCAGGTGGTGGTGGTACTGACCCATCGTGTGTGTCCAGATATATAAACGACAACAAGATGAGACCACAGTCAGTCATCATGTTCACAGATGGTTATGTACCGAACTGGGGTAGTGGTTGGAACTGTCCTGTCTTCTGGGGTATTACCGACAAGCATATCCAAGCAGACAATGGCACGAGTGTTCACGTAGATGTAGAAGTTTAATTTAACTAAAGGAGAGCAAAATGAGTAAAGATAAAGACTCTGTAACAAACCACATACGAAACCTCAAGATAAATTCAGGGGAACTTGTTGAGTATAGAGGTTATGACATACTTATATCAGCAATTATGAATTTTCCTTTTGAAAGTTGCAACATGGTATCAGGATTAAAAAAATATACTTACCAAGTTGTGGATAAAAACGGAAATGTTGTTGATGAGAGATTGTATAGTCCAAACCCCAACACAGATGAAGAAGTTTATCTCGCAAATGCCAAAGCTAAGATTGATTCAATAATTAACTAAAGGAGAGCAAATGAGTAAGATACAACAACACATTGAGGAGTGTTTAGATAACCCAAAATCGGTCGTTACGTTTGGTAATTACTCTAAAGAGAACAAGTACATACTTGTTCGTATAACTGGGACAATCCATCTTAATACAGAAGACTTTGGGGATGTAACTGTTCCGTTAGACACCATCGTAAAGGTTAGAGATTTAGACCAATTAAATGGTTGGTTCGTTAGAGACTGTTATGATTCTGCTCGACAGTTTTTTGAAAGAGTCATACCCGAATACATAGAAGAACAATTCTATGATTACAGAATAGAAGTCCCTGATGATGGGTGGGGTAGTTTCCGTAACCTCGCACCAAAGATGACTCCATGCGATGAGAATGGCGATGAGTATTACTACGATGAAGATGAGGGTGAGTATTTTGACTTTGATTTAAACAAACCTAGTCTTAAAGAAGTTGATGAGGACACTTTACCTGAAAGGAAATACTGATGGTTAAATTACTCGAAGTGATAGTGAAGTTGTTAGAGAGAGAAGTTGTCATGAACCAAGATGTTATGAGGGCAATAGAGAAAGCTAAGTCTGACGTCCGTTTACACTCATCACACTACGATATGTTGAGAGGTAGGTTGGATTTGGCTCATGAGTTGTTAGATTTAATTAAACAAAAAGAGGAGGTGTAAATGAAGAAGCTTAAAATAATTTTTGATGTGGCAGGGTTGTTTTTAATTTGGGGTCTTGTATTTTTTACCGCAGGTATGATGTTTGAGGGTATAGCAAACTATGGTTTGTATGATGTCCTAGAATCATCTGCCATAATCTTTGGCTTTGGTGGTGTAGGTACTATGTGGGTACTTAAACATATATCCGATGTCGTGTATCTAAAGACAAGAGATGATAAACCAGAGGAAAAAGACTTGGAGGAGATACATGACAACATCTGAGACTGAGGAAATGTTAGAGAAGTGTTATGAGGTAGGGTGCTGTGGAAGCTTCCTACTGACCGACACACCATGCGACAGATGTCCAGTGCTAGCTGATATACGGCTATACGTTGAAAAAATTAATAACGAAACTAAAGGAGATACATGACAACATCTGAGCAAATCAAGGAACTAGAAACTAAAGGCTACAAGGTTACACTTTGGAATAAAAAACCAACGGAAACCGAGAAGCGTAAGCTTCCTCTGATTAAGATTAACGAAGAAGTATATCTTGTACAAAAAATTAAAGAAAGGAAATGGTAATGCCAATGTCTAAAAACTACAAAGCTTTATTAATACACAAAGATGCACGAAATCTTATTGATAAAGCAAAAAAGCAACTAGAGAGTCACTTAGGTATGAAGTTAAATTACAGCCAAACTGTTACCCTCTTGTGTAAACGTGTCTTGATGTCTGAGATTATTAAACCTGATTCAAAGATTGGAGGGACTGAATGAGTGAAAATAAACCTGAGGTATCAGAGGACTTTGATAAAGACTTTTACTGTTTATTAGATAAACATTTTGGAAAGAACCATCAATTTGAGTATGAATGGGAAGACCAAGAAGATGGCTTTTGTTTGCAGTTGTGGGTTTGGAGTAAACAAATTAAGGAGAAAATATGAGTGATGAAGTGGCGATTATTATTAGTTTGTTAGTGACGTACATTATCTATCTGCATATGACTATCTACAAAAAGATAGTGCAAGTTAGAATGATGGTGCATGGAACAATAGATGCGCTCGCTACGTTATTGTCTGAGTTAGCTAAAATCAAAAAAGATAAAGGAGAGTGATATATGTTTGGGAACGGACACACGGCAAGAGAAATAATTGATAGCTTTGATTGTGCGAAAAGATTATATGAAACAACAAAACCTATCAGGGGTAGAAAAGAAGACGTGAGACCTATCGGTCTTAGAAGACGTGATGACCATTACTTTAATGCGTATAGTTTTAAACGAAAAGGCGCACCACACGAGACAATAAATTGTGTTGGCTTGTGTCTTGGTAGTACAGAAGTTGTGACCTATCGTGATGATGGTATCGTAGAGATTAACATGGGTCGGTGGGATACTCTTTGTACTGCCGAATTTATAAATTCCTACACTAACATGGAGTGTGTTAAACGTCACAATAGGTTGTGGATAACAGGCGCAGGGGATATCAAGTATCCACTTGAAGGGGATGACACACTTTATTTGTATCGTGGTAATCCTGTAAAAACTAATGACTATTGGAGTCCAGACAGAGCAGAGAGCGATGATGGAAGTGATTACAAAGGCACTTACTTTACAGATGCACCTGTGAAAATATATCGTGATACGGTTGACCAAGGTAGAATGAGACAGCTACGTGACAGACTAAAACCTCTTCTCACGTATCTCAGGTCTATGCACAAGATGTCTGGTGGCGCACCTGTCTCTGAGAAGTTTTATGAGAAGTATGCAGGTAAGTATGTGCGTAATAGTAATCCCCCACTTGAAGCTATACAACTTTCCATGCAACGCTACTGGGGCTTAGACGGATACACCAAAAACTTTGATAATGATATCGGAGATGAAGGAGCGTACCTTGCTTCTGTAGGTTTCTACGATTACATAGATAAGATTAAAGACAACCCAACGAACTATAACAGGTTGATTGCATTGTTATGTCATCTATTTAATCAGGCTAGAGATTCTCAAGGTGGTTATTTTTCTTTGTTTAGTATTCATAAACGTGAACACTTTACTTTTGAGGATGTTGCAGATTATACTGTAAAAGTGTTGTCCGATGGTGGGTATAAGAAGAGTGTATTATTTGAACCTAGTCGTAAATATTATACGAAAGTTAATAGCGTAAGTTACGAATAATTTTAAAAAGGAGAGCAAATATGAACGAGCGTAAAAACACTTATAAAGCTACAGGTCTTTCTAATTTTTGTATCGAAGAATCTGAGTTAGGTTTTGTAGACACGATAGCGCATGATGATGGGTGGGTTGTATTACAAGACCCAAAATATAACGGTTTCTCTACGTATGCAAACGCAGAGCGTGACAAAGACTTAGACGAAGCTGACTGTAAGAAGCTTGTTAAAAACTTTATAGATGATGTGTTGTATACCATCGAACGGTCACCTGACCATAACATTAACGACTATGTGTTTGTCCAACACAATATAAACTCCGCTGTTCGTCTGTGGATTTTTGACCGTAAGTTTTTCAATCCTGATGCTGTAAAAAAATTAACAACTGCTTCTGGGTGTGATGTGTACATTGCTAATTTTTCTGATGAAGATACAATGCGACGTCATCCAAACGATAATGCAATACGACCATTGATGCAGTTAGCAATTAGCAATCACGAGGTTCGATCTAGTGGGAAAGTATTTCTAAGTTATTATCTTTATACACACTTACGTCCTCGTAAAAAAAGAGGGCAAGACTACACTAGGTCTGTTACAAAAAATAAAATTATCAAAGAAGTTACAGAACATCTACGCCCCTACAGCTATGAAGAGATTATAGGACTGAACTTGAATACTGTTAAATCATCTGTAAATGACTATGAAAAGAAATTACTTGAGTCTTTTGAAGCAGATGGATTGAGTTGTGGTGTGACTATGGATATGTGTAAAGAGGTTACAAATCTTATGACAAATCACAACGTACCTAGAGATGCTTTTGTTTCTAACTCACTAAAATCTGTTTTGGAGAAAAGTTTACCTAAATATCAGAAGTATGTTAAACACGGTAACAGACCATTTAACGTGTATTGGGTTACGAAACTGTCTGATGAATCTTACAAGGTATATTCTTTCTTAGAAAATACAAAACAAGTTAAAGGCTATGGTGGTTATGACAATGAGTACAAGAATTGTGTGCATTGGGATAGCGATAAGAACTGCGCCGGATACAGATACGACGATTCAAAGTTTGTATCTGATATATACAAATCATACGATGACTTACCAGAAGGTGTGAGAAAGTGTATGTCTATGATTGATGTGTCTGGCGAAGACTTTGTGGCAGGTTTTGGTAAGCGTATTGATATACTAAACTCTTGGGTATTAACTGAAAAGATTGTGTGAGGTAATCATGAACGGTTCAGATTATTTTAAATATAGATTCCGGTTTGAGTATCTTGATGATGCCTACAAGACAGGTACTTTCTTTTGCTTAGACCATAATCTTAAAATAAGCACCCCTCCTTTTCCTGATTTACTTTGGTCTAAAATGTGTATGTTACATATGATAGATAGGGGTGATGAGATAGAAGGATGGGGTAGGAAACTAACGGACAAAATATACTGGGTGTATCTCACACCACAAGAAGTTCGTGTAATTGAAAAACAAACGGAGGAACTTGATGAAGAAACTTGTGAAGTCGGTAAAACAAAGAGTAATAGATTACATAAAAAGAAGACCAGAGGATACCGTATACCATCCTACTGATGTGTCACAAGGTCTTGGTGTAAACGTAGGACATACTAGGTCTGTTATGAAAGAGTTAGTTGATGATGGGTTTTTAATTTGTGTACAAGAAGATAGGGGACACAAAAATAAGTACTATTTTAAATTGAAAAAGAAACAAGACATAGACCCATCTATTGTATCGAGACCGCCAATGAGAAAGGGGAGGTATTATGGCAAAGTTATTACCTAGCATTACGTTTGTTTTGGGTGTATTTATTTGTTGGGTGTTCATGGATAAATACAATGGCGATACGTTTGACTTATGGACAGAAGCTTACACAGTTGGTAAAGACGATGGCTACAGACTCGGTCATGCAGAGCGTGACATAAATGATTATCCGTGGCTGATGAAAGAGCATATGTGTATGTTTTTATATAAAGACCATTAATGGAAGGGGTAGGGTATGATTATTTATGTTTGCGATGCAGGTAGCGGTATTTTTCAGGCATTTAGTTCAAAGCGTGAAGCTGAAAAATGTATGAAGGAATTTTGTCCCGACACAGGGCGTGTTGAAAAGCACGACATAAAAACAAAAAGCGATATGATTTTGTTGTTGGATAGGATTCGTATGGATTGGGAAGGATTAGACCAAGGAGAGAGATAATGCAAGTAGAAGATAAGCCATTTACGATTGGGGATTATGTTTCTGAAATGGGTTTGAATGTAGGAGAACAAACAAAAGAAAAATCAATCCTCATAGCTACACCTATGTATGGTGGTATGTGTACAGGGCACTACACAATCGCAACAATAAACACCATAAATAATTTACGAGAACGAAAAGTTGAAGCGTTTCTTGCTAACTTGATGAATGAGTCTTTAATTACAAGAGCCAGAAACGAGTTGGTACGTATGTTCCTAAAGAACACCGACTGCACACACCTGATGTTTATTGATGCGGATATGTATTTTGAAGCTGATGCTGTGAGTAGATTACTTGATGCTGACAGAGATATCGTTTGTGCTTTGTATCCTAAAAAAGAGATTGACTGGGATAGAGTTAGACAAGCTGTTCAGATGAACAGAAAAGATTTAAGTTACTACGCATCGCAATTCGTACTCAACCTACCTCATGGTAAAACAAAAGTAGAACTAGACAGCAAGGGTTTATTAGAAGTACGCCATGCAGGTACAGGGTTTATGATGATTAAACGAGAAGTGTTTGAGAAGTTAGAACAACACGTGCCAGAATACAGGTCATCAACACTTCAAGACCCAACAGGTAAATATATAAAACCACTCGTACGACAATATTTTGACACGAGTATAGATGATACAGGAGCGTTACTATCTGAGGACTATCACTTCTGTGAGTTGTGGGCAAAGCATGGTGGTAAGGTTTTTGTAGACCTTAGTATTCATTTGAAACATATTGGCACTCATGCTTTTGAGGGAGACTTAACTACTGTGAGGAACATGGGACAATGAAAAAACGTATACATATAAACCAACATGCAGATAGATGAAGAAGAAATAAAATTGCTAAAAGAAATCGACCCTGAGTATGTTAGTAAGTTAGAACAAAAACAAAAACGTGAAGAGAACAAAAAAGAACGTGAACGTATTAAGAAGTTGATGAGCGAACTTGACGATTGTTTATTTTAGAGGAGGGTGTATGAGTAACGATGTGAATCAGAATATCATTGAGTCTTTACATGATGAGGTTTTGGAAATGTCTGTTGAAGAGTTTGCAGAGTATCTAAAAGACTTGGGGTACGAGTACGTGCTAAATGATTTAATCAAAAAAGTTGTAGTTAGTAAATTTGAAAAACTAGAAGGAGGTGGTGATGATATTTAAAGACAAAGAAGAAAAAGCAGGAGACAAGCAGATTGGTGGTTCGCACTATACCAACCTTACAATAACACCTTGGGAGGTGTTGAAGTCTTGGCTTTCCCCGGCGCAGTTCAAAGGCTACCTACTCGGTACAACGATTCATTATTTATCACGAGTCAATGTTAAAGACATCGAAGGTAAGGGTGGACTACAAGACATTAAGAAAGCGCATCACGTGTTGTCGTATTTAATTGAACACTTAGAAAAATGACACCTGAGAAGAAAGTTAAAAACAAAGTAGTAGCGATACTGAAAGAACACAAGGCATACTATTTCTATCCTATGACAGGTGGTTATGGTAGAAGTGGTGTGCCTGATATCGTTGGTTGTTATCGTGGTATATTTTTTGGTATCGAGTGTAAAGCAAAAGGAAACAAACCTACTGCTCTACAAAACAAGAACTTATCTGACATCATGAGTGCAGGTGGTATGGCTATGATAATTAACGAAAACAACATAAGTGATGTAGAATATATGTTAAGGAGTATACGTGATGAGGAGACCTCATACGAGTAGACAGTTGCAAGTGTTTCGATGTTTGGAAAGGAACTACGCATTGTCTGTAAAGCAGTTAGCACAAAGATTAAAACTGAGTGTGAGAAGTATAAGACGATACTTGCCTATCTTGCTTGAACATAATATTATCTATGTTCGGTATACCCACATGATGGGGGAGTCTAAAAAACCAACCAATTTTTATTCGATTGTCCGAGATGCTGATAACAATAGACTTTGAAACTTATTACGATAAAAAATTTAGTTTAGTTAAATTAACCACAGAAGAATACATACGTGACGAGAGGTTTGAGGTAGTTGGTGTTGCGTTAAAAGTTGATGAAGAAAACACTCAATGGTTTTCTGGAACTAAAGAAGAAACAAAAGAATGGTTGTCTCAATTTGATTGGGATAACGCTATGGTGTTGGCACACAACACTATGTTTGATGGGGCGATTCTGTCTTGGTATTTTGATATACACCCATACAAACTGCTAGATACATTGTGTATGGCACGTGCTGTAAACGGTGTATTTGAATCTGCTAGTCTTGCGAACTTGGCTAAGAAATATAACCTTGGCGAAAAAGGTTTGGAAGTACACGAAGCGCTAGGTAAACGCAGACTAGATTTTACTCCATCTGAATTAGAACAGTATGCTCAGTATTGTCGCAACGACGTACAACTTACTTATGATTTATTCACCCATCTACATACTGGATTCCCGACAAAAGAACTCAAGATTATAGACATAACATTGAAGATGTTTACTGAACCGGGATTAAGGCTTAATGTTGAACTCCTGACAAGTCATCTACAAGAGATATCAAAGAAAAAGCTTTCGCTGCTGGAAAAAGCAAATGTATCAAAAGAAGATCTCATGAGTAATGATAAATTTGCAGTTCTGCTGGGTAAATATGTAGAACCTCCCAAAAAGATATCTGCACGTACTGGTAAGGAAGCATGGGCATTTGCGAAAACTGACGAAGAGTTTAAAAAGTTAGCAGAACATGAGAATGAGAATGTACGTGATTTAGTTAGCGCACGTTTAGCTAACAAGACTACTCTTGAAGAAACCAGAACACAGAGATTTATTGATATAGCAAACAGAGGCTTGATGCCAGTTCCCTTGAGATACTATGCGGCGCATACAGGCAGGTGGGGAGGAGACGACAAAATAAATTTACAAAACTTACCCTCACGTGGAGAAAACGCAAACAAGTTAAAGAAGTCAATTATTCCGATGGAAGGTTACACAATTATAGATGCAGACTCTTCTCAGATAGAAGCTAGGATATTAGCGTGGTTAGCTGAACAAGATGATTTAGTAGAAGCTTTTGAAAATGGAGAAGATGTATATAAAATTATGGCGAAGTCTATCTATGGTAAACCAGTCGAAGAAATAAAAAAAGAAGAACGGTTTGTAGGTAAGACTACGATTCTTGGCTGTGGTTATGGTATGGGTGCGGTGCGTTTTAGAGACCAATTAAAAACATTTGGTGTAGATGTATCTCAGGATGAGTGTCGTTATATCGTTGAGGTTTACAGATCCAAATATGACAAAATATCAGAGTTGTGGAGACAAGCTGACAGGTGTTTACAAAGTATCTTGGATAGAACAGGAAACACTTTAGGTAGAGAGGGCGCATTACTATTTGACCCAACCGAAGAAGGATTTCAATTACCGAATAAACTATGGCAAAGATACAAAGGACTTCATATCACAACAAATAAGAATGGACTAGCTCAATATTCTTATAAGACGAAAGATACCACAACAAGTATATATGGTGGTAAACTTATAGAGAATGTATGTCAGGCTTTGGCACGGTGTGTTGTTGCTCAACAAATGGCTAGAATATCTAATAGGTATAAAGTAGTGTTGACAGTACACGATGCTGTTGCCTGTATCGTAAAAGAAGAAGAGGTAGATGAGGGATTAGCATATGTTGAAGAATGTATGAAGTGGCGCCCTAGTTGGTGCAAAGATCTACCTCTCGATTGTGAACTAGGCTCAGGTAAAAGTTATGGAGACACCTAAAAAATATTCGTGGTCATACTCGGCATTGAGTATGTACAAAATGTGTCCTAAGAAATACTATCATTTGAAAGTTGTAAAAGATGTCGAAGAACCACAGACAGAGGCACTTACATTTGGTAACAGGGTACACAAAGTAGCCGAAGACCATCTAAAAGAAAATGTATCACTACCAGAAGAACTAAGCTACTTGGGTGGTATGTTGGCTAAACTAAAAGAAATACAGGGAGACAGATTGTGCGAATATCGCATGGGTTTGACCAGAGATCTTGAACCTTGTGGGTTTTTTGATAAAAACGTGTGGTGGAGAGGTATCGCAGACCTAATAGTTTTAGGAGACGATAAAGCGTATCTCATTGATTATAAAACAGGAAAAAGCAGTAAGTATGCGGATATTAAACAATTAGAAATATTATCCTTGGCAATCTTTAAACATTTCCCTAAAATAAAGAAAGTGAAGGCAGGTTTACTGTTTGTCATATCCAAAGAGTTTATAAAAGCCAATTACAAGGCAGAAGATCAGGACGAAAGTTGGTCGTATTGGTTTGAGAATACAGATAATTTAGAAGACTCTTTTAAATCAAACACGTGGAACGCTAAACCAAACTTCACTTGTAAAAATTATTGCGCTGTATTAAGTTGTCCTCACAATGGAAGAGCAGATTAAAAGTGGGGAAAAAATATACGACGGTGGTTGAAAGGTGGTTACATAACATAGTTATATTCCACAAATTTGGGGATGAAAAAATTAAGGTAAGTAGGTATTTAGTCCCTAAGAGTAATTTTGCTATGTTGTTTTTTATGAATGATTTTCCTAACCACAAAGTTGTTCACTATTTTCATTTAATGAGTAGAAAACATAAACTAGAGAAGAATAAATATTATGCCTTATACAAAGAAGCAAAGACCATACAAGCACGAATACAAGATGCAGAAGAAACGTGGCGAACACAAAGATCGAATGGAACGTCAACGTGCTAGACGTGCTATGGATAAAAAATATCCTGACAGAAACAAAAACGGAAAAGCAGACAAACGTGAGGGTAAAGATATATCCCACAGTAAACCGTTGAGTAAAGGTGGCACAAACAAAGACGGATATAAAATAGAATCCAAAAAGAAAAATAGATCTCGTAATTATAAAAAGAAAAAGGTATAATGTCCTCTGACTAAGTAAAAATGTTACTTTGGTCTGTACGTGTATAGAAAGGAGAGTACGATGGAGATCATAGACAACAAGGCTTTGCTACTAAAAGTACGACAGCCTAATAAGATCACAGAGGTAATACCAAAAAGCAAATCACTTTCTTCTAACGAAGTATTAGTAAATTGGGGTTTAGAAGAAGCACAAGTTTTAAAAAATCTAAAAATAAAAAACGTCCCCAGTCCCATATGTAGAAATTATAAATGGGGTGGTAAATACAAACCATTTGAACATCAAAAAGAAACATCCTCATTCCTAACATTAAATCGTCGTGCGTTTGTTTTTAACGAACAAGGTACGGGCAAAACAGCTAGTGTAATATGGGCGGCTGATTATTTAATGAAACTAGGGTTTATCAAAAGAGTTTTAGTGCTATGTCCTCTATCTATCATGCAATCTGCGTGGGGTGGAGACTTATTTAAATTTGCTATCCATAGGTCGGTAGCGATAGCCCATAGCTATTCACGAGAAAAAAGGATAGAGGTCGTAAACTCTGATGCTGAGTTTGTAATATGTAACTATGATGGATTGCAGATTATACGAGATGCAGTAAATAACAATGAGTTTGACCTTATAGTAGTAGACGAAGCAAACGCATATAAAACGGTTACTACAAAAAGATGGAAGATACTAAACTCGATAATAAAACCACATACATGGGTATGGATGCTGACAGGTACACCTGCATCGCAATCTCCCACAGATGCGTATGGTTTGGCTAGAATTATAAACCCCGCTAATGTACCTAAATATTTCGGTACGTTCAAAGATCTTGTCATGTATAAAGTATCTCAATTTATATGGCTACCAAAAGAAAAAGCAGAGGATGTAGTTCACAAGGCTTTACAACCTGCGATACGATTTACAAAAAAAGATTGTTTGGATTTACCAGACATGACCTACACAACTAGGAAAATTCCTCTTACAAAACAACAGTCTAAGTATTATGAACGCATGAGAAAAGATATGATGACTATCGCAGCCGGAGAAGAAATAACTTCTGTTAATGCCGCTGCAAACTTAAACAAACTCCTACAATTATCTTGTGGTGCGGTATACACGGATAATGGAGATACAGTAGAGTTTGATGTATCTAATAGACTACAAGTGTTGACCGAAGTTATTGATGAAGCAAGTCACAAAGTTATTGTGTTTGCACCCTACCGTCATGCAATAAATTTAATAGAAGACTATCTACTTAAAAACAAGTATACGTGTGATGTGATACATGGGGGAGTATCTGTAAACAATAGAACAGATATATTTAATAGATTCCAAACAACAAAAGACCCAAGAATATTAGTCATACAACCACAAGCCGCATCGCATGGAGTAACGCTCCACGCCGCAAACGTGGTGGTGTATTGGTCTGCTGTCATGTCTGTAGAAACGTATTTACAAGCAAACGCAAGAGTACACAGGGCAGGTCAAAAGAATCCATGTACTGTCGTACACTTACAAGGGTCTCATGCAGAAAAGAAAATGTACAAAATGCTACAGTCAAAAATTGATGTACATAATAAACTTGTCGATTTATATAAAAATATTTTAGAAGATGATTGACAATGTATAAAGTAGGTTGTAGTATTTATATACGTGTTTTAAATGGAGGAGGGTAAATGAAAGTAGATAAGCTAGTAAAAGTCTACGTAAAGATTCGGGACAAACGTGCTGATCTTAAAAGCGAGTTTGAAAAGAAAGACGAAGAGTTGAAAGAAGCTTTACGTGTGATAGAAAACGAACTTCTTGAAGTTTGTAAAGATACAGGTGCGGAAAGTTTACGCACAGATTATGGCACGGTAACAAGACGTATATCGAAGAGATACCATACGGCTGATTGGCAATCTATGTATGAGTTTATAAAAGATAACAATGCGTTAGAGTTACTAGAGAAGCGCATAGCGCAATCCAACATGAGTCAGTTTTTACAGGAGAATCCTGACAAGTTACCTCCGGGACTTAATGTGGACAGTCGTTATGCTGTAACAGTTCGTAGAAAAACTTAATTAACTATGGGAGAGTGAAATGAGCGATATCGCAATATTTAAAAAAGGATTACCTGACCACATTCGTAATAAGGGTGGTGTAGATAATTTAACGAAGTCATTGATGGGTGGTTCTGGTGGTTCTGGAATTAGACGTATTTCCATTGAGGGTGGTGTATGGCGCATGATGGTAGACGGTAAAGAAGTTGCTTGTAATGAAGACCGTGCCATGAATGTAGTTATTGTTGGCGCATCTGAACACGTCTCTAGGATTTATTATGCAGGGGCTTATAAGAAAGGTGTAGTATCTGCACCTGATTGTTGGTCGGCTGATGGTTCTAAACCAGACCCGAAAGTAGAAAACCCACAGTCTAAAAATTGTGTAGACTGTCCACAAAATATCAAAGGTTCTGGGCAAGGGGAGAGCCGTGCTTGTAGATTCCAACAACGTATTGCTGTTGTTTTGGAAGGTGATATTAATGGCCCTGTCTATCAATTGAATGTACCTGCTAAGTCTATTTTCGGTGAGGGTGAAAATAACAAGTGGCCTTTACAAGCATATGCAAGACGTATTGCTACACAGGGCGCACCTATCATGTCTGTAGTAACAGAGATGCGTTTTGATACTTCTGGTATTGGTAAGATAACTTTCAAGCCTGTACGTTTATTAGAGAATGACGAGTTTGATGTAGCACTTGAGAAGTCTGAATCTGATGAGGTAAAAAGGTTAGTTACTATGTCGGTTAATCAAACTGCCAAACAGATAGAGCATAAGGAAGCACCTGCTAAGATAGAGGAACCTGCCGAGTCTGCTGAACCTAAAAAGGTAGCCAATAAGAAAGAAAAAGAGGCTCCGTCTAAGGTTGATGTAGAGAAAGTTATTGACGAGTGGGACGACGACGAGGAGTGATATATGTCAAAAGGTTACTCCGTGCAATTTGTTAATGCGGTTAACGAAGCGGACTCAGACTTGTTAGGTGTAAAACTAGGGTTAATTTGTGTACAAAACGATATACCTGTAAATGATGTGGCTGAGTATCTTAATGTTACTCGGATGACTGTCTACAATTGGTTCAAAGGTATTACTACAATTCAAGACACGCATATCAAACAGGTAGAAAAGTTAGTTGCTAAATTAAAAAACTAGGGGGTAATTCCCCCTACCCTAGGGGATTATTATGCTTACAAAGAAAGAGTTTCTTTCTTTTGTATTACCGACTAACGGTCTATATTGTTCTACAGATATAAAAAGAAAAAATAATAAAGATAAATTTTATAGAACTGTTGATGAATTAGTTAAAGATACAGAAGGAATAGTTGAAAGAAAGAGCGATGCGTACGTCGCTTTGGCATCATTTACTGATGATAGTAGTAGGTCGCAAGAAAATTCTAAAGAACTTAAATGTTTTTTTATGGATGTGGACTGTGGGCCTAATAAAGACTATGAAACAAAGTCCGATGGTTTAAAAGCCTTCAAAGCTTTTCGTAGAGAAGCAGGTTTACCTAAACCATCTTTGTTAGTAGATTCTGGTAACGGTATACACGTTTACTGGGTTTTAACTACGTCGATATCAAAAGAGACGTGGAAGCCTATTGCTGAGAGTTTAAAAGCCTTATGTTCAGATAAAAACTTCTCTGCTGATGCAAACGTCACGGCTGACAATGCTAGGATTTTACGTGTACCAGATACATTTAACTTCAAGGGAGATGAACCAAAACCAGTAGTTGTGCGTAGTAAGGGTGAGCCTGTAGAGTTAGAACAAATAGAAAATGCAGTAAGTGGATATAGTTCGGCATCTTTATTTGACCAACTACGGAAAAAAGATTTTAGAGATTACACCGACCCTCTAACAAAGAAACTACAAGGCAACTTTAAAACTGAATTTAAAACAATATTCAAGAAATCTATGGGGGGTGTTGGTTGCGCCCAAATAGTATACGCATATGGTAATCAAGAATCTTTAGAAGAACCTATGTGGAGAGCAGTTTTATCTATAGCAGAAGTATGTACAGATAGGTCAAAAGCTATTCGGATAATGTCTAACAAGCATCCACACTACAATGAAGAAGAAGCATTTTATAAAGCATCGAAAACTAAAGGACCATATAAATGTGAGACATTTAAAACTTTGAATCCGGGTGGATGTGAAGGATGTCAACACAAGATAACTTCTCCTGTTGTGTTAGGTAAAGAGTTTATAAAATCTAAAGTAGAAGACTATGTAGTCAAAGAAGAAAATGCTGTCACAAAAGAAAAACAAACATATGAAATACCATTACCGCCACGTGGATTTAACAGACCGCCTACAGGTGGTGTATACATAGAAATTAAAAAGAGTGAAGAAGAACCGCCCGAAAATGTATGTGTTTATCCATACGATTTATATGTAGTAAAGAGAATACATGACCCAGAAGATGGCGAAAGTCTTTTAATTAGGTTACATTTACCTAAGGATGGAGTTAGAGAGTTCATAGTACCTTTGAGTTCTACTCTGGCTAAAGATAAATTTTTAGCGGCGGTGGCATTTCATGGTGTAACAGCTTTAGGAAAAAGACAGGATTATTTGATGCAATACATAAACAAATCAGTAGAAAAATTACAGAATGAAAAGAAAGCAGAAATAGCTAGGAGACAGTTTGGTTGGCATGACGAAGATAGTTTATTTGTGTATGGAGATAAAGAGATAAGAGTTGGACAGGCAGAACCATCATACAGCCCTCCAACAACACCCACACTAATACTAACACCTATGTTTCATGAAAGAGGAGACTTCCACACGTGGAAAGATATTATCAATGCCTATGCACACGAAGATAGAATCGGTAAAGCTTTTGCATTTTTTCTAGGTTTTGGTGGTCCTCTCATGAAGTTTGTGGGAGACGGTATGTTAGATGGGTTGTTATATAATTTGATATCTCCCGGAAGTGGGGCAGGTAAATCCTCGGTGCTACATTTGTTAAATAGTATTTATGGAAACCCAAAAGCATTAGTTTTAAAGTGGGATGATACGCACAACTCTAGGATGCAAAGATTAGGTTCTATGCAAAGTTTAACACCGACTATTGATGAAATAACAAACATGGAACCAAAGATGATGAGTAACCTCATCTATGACATTACATCAGGTCGTGGCAAAAATAGAATGGATGCCAAAGCAAATAAAGAAAGATTAAACAAAACTACTTGGTCTATTCCTGTGGTATCTACTTCTAATACTAGAATACGAGATAAATTATTATCTATTAAGGCTTTTCCCGACGCCGAATTAATGCGTATACTGGAAGACAAGTTACCAGTAGATAAATTTAATGACCCAACGTGGTCAAAGGCTCACTTTGGTAGGATAAGTAAACACTACGGACACGCAATAAAACCGTATATTCAATACTGTGTAAACAACTTACCAGATGTAATTGCTAAGTTAAACGAAACAAACCAGATAATGGATAGAGCCGCTAACATTAAAAATACTGAAAGGTTTTGGTCAGCAGGTGCGGCAGTTGCACTAACAGGTGGGATGATAGCAAAAGATTTAGGACTGCACGATATACCTATAAAACCTGTATTTGATTATTGCGTTAACTTAATTAACCACAGTAGAAAGAGTAACAAAGATTCTTTGACGGAATATGGAGAGATACTAGGAGCGTTCCTAAACTCGCACCCATTAGGTATTACAGTTGTTAACGTGGGTAAAGATAAACGCACAGGGTTAGATATGGGCGCAATAAAAGAACCTAGAACCTCTTGTGTAGCTAGATTAGAGAAAGATGAGGAAAGACTGTATGTATCTAAAAGTATGTATCAGCAGTATTGCAGTAGAAACTACATCAGTTTTGAAGACTCTTTGTTAGATTACAAGAAGAGTGGGTCTTATCTAGGCATAAAGAAGAAAAGATTATTAGCAGGTACGTCTTTATCTAGCGCAACAAATAGTGTTAGATGTCTTGAGTTCAATACTAAAAAGTTAGATAGTTTTGATTTAGAGGGGTTTGCAAGTGATACGGATAATGGGTCTGCCAGTGAGGATATCTTGGAATGAATTTGAGGTTGGTACGTCTGTTTTTATCCCTTGTTTGGACGTCAAACCAGTAAAAGAATATGTCTTAGCGGAGGCAAATAGGCGTAAATATAACGTAATATGCAAACAAGTTATAGATAAGAATAGATATGGGTTGCGATGTTGGAGAATAGAATGGTAGAATTTACTCACATTCGTTCATTTTAAAAGTCCTTTCTAGGTTTTTGGCTCTCCTTCACCGAAAGTTAGAAAGGCATTTTCCCCTAGTAGAGAGCGGACACTTTACTGGGGGATTTTTTTAATATCCTAGGAATTTTCTAATTTTAGGTATGTTTATAGACCTTATAAGCATATTGTCATGCTCGTCTATTCTGTTAACAAGTTCTTGTTTTTCCTCACTGGATAAATCTTTACTTGCTTCAATATCTCGCTTTGCTCTTCTGGACATAGATAATTGTCTTTGTACGCTATCTAATATTTTAGATATGTAAAGCTTATCGTAGTTATTATCCTTACTTAAATATTCTATTAAATTATCGGCATCGGCAGGGTTTAAAGATAATTGACGAATTGAATCTGCTACTCTGTCCATATCATCTCTAAGAGCATAAAACTCTGATTTAAGACCAGATGGTATTGCATCACGAGTGAATGTTTTTACAATCGGTATTTCATAATAGTTAAAATCTCTTCTATTTGGCGCAGTTATTAAGTTAGTTGCGTATAATACGTTTCCTCCTAATATGCCAAACATACCTTTTATAAAATAATCTATTTGTATGGGATTACCCAGCATATATGGCGCTATAAATTTAGAAAACTCTGACGTAGATGAAGTAAATTGAAGCTCTTCTTCTAAATTTTTTAATCGTGTAGGTACGATAGGAGCATCTCTAAAAAAAGAATAATTTACGAGTAACTCGACAGGGGTTTTAAGTAATTGAGGAGTTAAGTTTGGGCCACTAAAACTATCAACAAGAGCTGTTCTCATAGCCTCAAGAAATTTAGTTGCGTCCTGTGGCCTTTCTGTTCCTTGACTAGCTATGTAACTGTATGTTCTTTCGGGTAAAACTTTAAATAAAAAACCTATTTCTGGAGCAACAGGGATTTTTAACGGTGTACCCGGTATAAAGAAATTTTTGTTTTTTATATAATCTTCTTGTGCTTCATATTCTTCATCTCCTGCAACTAATGTGGCATATAAAAAACTTAAAGCCGTTAGTTTAGCTGCTGAACTTAGGAATAAATTAAATGCCGCACGTTTTTCTTGGTTAGTAATTCCTTCTCCCATCATTGTTCTATAGTAGACACTCATACCTTGTATATACGCATTTAAAAATGGCACTATCTGTCTTGCAACAGCTACGGTTTTATTGGCGCCTTGTCGTTTAAAATTAATTATCTCTTGCGCCCTGTATCTAGCTTCCAATATATCACCGTCAGGAAATCTTTCAGACTTAGTCTCTCTTAATGTTTGTTCATATATAGCTTTTCGTAAGTTAGCATCCGATGCTATTGAGAAATTTTCTAAGAAATCAAATGTTTTAGAAAGAGGGTTTAGTAAAGCATCATAAGGTTTTTTCTCATTTAAGTTAAACTCTTTCATTATTTCTTTTTGCGCTTTACCGTGCATCAAATCGTAAGATCCAGTTATCCCAAAACTACGTAATTTTTCAATCGTTGGGTCTTTTAAAAACCTAGAAGAAAAATATGCTAATGGGTTAACTACACCACTTGCTGTTCTAAAAGGATTTTGAGTTCCAGACAATACATATGCACGTGATGCGTCTTGAAATAGCTGACTAAACGCAAATTCAGGCATAGCTGTAACACCTTTTCTTAGAGCATTAGATGCAAGAGTAAATCCGTCAATAATTTTTGAAGTGGGTACTTCCAGACCTTTAAAGGCATATACGTCTAATACATCAGCAAATTCATAAAACTCTCTTTTACCATTTCTATATACTTGCACCGTTCTATCTTTTTGATCTTGAGACGCACTTTCTGCTATACCTTTAACTTTCTTAGCGCCTTCAACTAAAACACCTTTTTCGTACGTAGCTAGTCCACCATCTTTTTGTGGTTTTGCAAATGTATCAACTAAACTAAGTGCGGCGTGATTACGCACTGCGCTATTAACCATCCAAAAAGACAATCCAACCATATTACTCATCACGTTATTTATTTCTGACTTACTACCTTTTAATGCACGTGTTTCAGTTCTGGTTGCTAATTCTCTTATAACTTTTTTAGGCTCTCTTTCAAACCTACTAATGTCTTCATCTTTTATACGATTCCAAGGTATATACCCTGAAGCCTTTTTCCATAAATCAGCTTTATCTTTTGACAAGCTTCCTGCTTCTACTAAAGCATCTATTAAATTAAATCTGTAATTTTTTAATGTGTTTTCTATTTTTTGTATCTGAGGATACATTTCTCGTACTTTTAATCCTGCGTTAATAGCATCTTGAGAAGGTAACAATTCTTCAGGTATGTCTTTTCTGTATTTTTTAAGTTCACTTGCTCTTACTGCGACTAACACATCACTAACCACATCCATAGCTTTTTGTGGGTCACGTATTTGCTGTCCAAAATCAGCGATTTGTTGGTATGCTTCAAACAAAGAATCTTTATCTTTAACGGCTTGCCATCCAGTCTCTTTTGAGAACATCAACTTACCTTGCTTCATAACAGCCGTTCCTAATGTATCTGAGTGTTCAGCCATTGTTAAAAACAAGTCAGGTCTTATATCACCTAATACGTTTCTAATTGCTCCGTTATATAGTTTCTTTAATTTACGTTCTACTGAAGCGCCTTTAAAGCCTACTTCTACTTCTATCCTAGCCGCTGCCCTAGAGAAAAACCCTTTCATAGCAGTGACAGAAGAATTTTTTTCTACGAACTCTTTAAATACTTCATTATTACCTTTGTTAGAAATATTTTTAGAAAGCAAATTCTCTATAGCAAGAGTACCCGGTGCATCTAACGCCACACTTTGTAGCATTATTTCTGCCGCATATGGGTTTCTTTTCAATTTTTTCTTTCTACCATTTATAACAAAGTTTAGGGATTTAGCTACTAAGTCTTCTACAGTCTTATTGTCAGATATCTTAATACCTAAGTTGTCTCTCAAGAATTTTTTAATAAAAGCAACTGTCTTGTTAACAAGTGATTTTAGAGTAGATATTATGTTCTTCCCACTAGCTAACTTTTCAGCGCTATCGGCTATTAATTCTTCTACAGCAGATTCTTTTGACAAACCTTCTGTCTGCATCATGGTATTTACTATTTGTTGTAATTCTTTATTACCATTTTTATAGATGTTTTGCATCGTTTCTGAATATTTATCACCTAGCACAGCACGTAAACCAAAGTGTCCTATGGACTCATGTAATATAGTTTCTGCAACTTGTTGGTTATTAGCTTTAAGTGCGTTGGCTACTAAGTAAACAGTATTAGTTTCTGCATCAAATACACCTCTTACTCTTTTATCATCATCAAGAAGATCTTCGTTACGCTTGTTTTCTAAGTAAGTTTGTATTTTTGCAGGAAGTCTGTTTTCATTTGGTACAACATCTATCCTAGGAGCATTTTTCCAATCTTTTATGATTTCATTTTTTATTTTTACGATAGCTTTTACGTGTGTATTACCTTCTTTTAGTTCAGCTACTTTTGTTTCTTTTTCTTGATCTAACCTAGCCTGATATTTATTTGCTTTTTCTTCGGTAGCTATTAGTTCAAGAACTTTATTATCTACTTTTGCTTTTTGTTCTTCATTTAAACTTTCTAAAACGGTTCTTTCGGTTTTAGTTAAACCAGAGTATTTTATTGTATTTACTCTTCTTTTTGGACCAGTCTCAACGTCAGTTAGGTTTATCTTACCTAACTTAGCTCTTCCCTCTACGTACAAATCTGCTGCAAAATATTCTAACTCTCTATCTTCATTTAGGGTTTTTGTTTTGTGTTGTCTTTGTATATATTCGTTTAGAGGAGTTGCAACTATAGCCGTCTGTAAAGACTCTTGTTGTTCTTGTTTTGTAGGTTTTTTCTTAGCTTCTTTCTCTTTCTTTTCTTCTCTTGCTTTACGTATTCTTTTAATAAACTTCTCTAAAGACTTTCCTAACCCCTCCATTGATTCACTCACAGCTTCTGTTTCTGTGGTCGTTTTAGGAAAAGCTTTTTTGAAATCTTCTGTAACTTCTAATGGAACAGGGCGAGAAACTTCTCCTATAGGAAGATCTCCTTCTCCTTCTAATGTAGGGTCGACCTGTCTCTTTCTGACATCAGCCTGTCTAGTATCAGTCCTACCTGTATCCACTCTTTCTCCGACAGGTGCTGTAATTGTTTCGGGACTGGGTCCGGGAGCCACAGATGCTGCATCGCCAAGGACAGCTCTTTCGCTGTCAGGGGTAATTTCTCTTCTTCTATCATCTATTGTCTCCTTTACTGGTTGTGGTAAACCCAAGGATAGTTGTTCTGCAAATACAGGCTTAGATAAATAACTTTCTACTCGGTTTCGTAAACCCTCACTTTTATTGCCAGTTTGCACGTATGTGTTTAAAGCATCACGTACTTCAGCTCTTTCATTTGGGTTATCTAAATCTTTACCAAGTATTTTTTTACGCAGACTTTTGTTTGTAGGACCTATACCCATTTCTTTAAAATCTGCTTCAGTTATTTTTTGGGGTGCTTCTGGTGTCGGCACTGCCTCATCTTTAGCTCTACTTACATCAAAAAGTTGTTGAGGTAATCTTTCATTTATACCTTTTATATCTTCAGCAACTCTGTTAAATCTTCTCTGTAGCCTTCTTTTTGCATTTCTATCAGTGGTATTAGCTATTTCTTGCTCTAATTCATCTAACTGCTTTTGTCTAATACTTTTTATACCTTCTAAATCTTCCAATAATTCTTGCTCTTGTTGACGAGTGCCTAACACAACATCTTCAGGAGACTTTAATACTAAGGGTGGTACTCTTTTTTGCACCCCTGTTTGTTGTAAGTCAACTTCTGTCTGTCTTATTTCTCTATCTCTTGCATCTGTTAATACTTTTTCTTCGGCAGATAAAACCTCTCCCTTTGTTTTTTTCCCTACGGCTGCTTTAGTTCTTTCTTGTATAAAAAAATCTTCCTGTTCAGGAGTTAATTTTACATTTGGGTCTAATCCACCTAGTGCTGTGGCTTTGGGTAGTGGGGCTTTAACTGGGTCTCTTGTGTCTTCTAAAGTGCCAGAGAAATCAAGCTCTGCTTGTCCTTTTGGAGTTGTCGGTCTTTCATACTTAGATTTAGCAATCCTGCGTTTAGCGGCCTGTTCTTTTAACGTGTTTATCTTTTGCTCTAATGTAGCCATAGTAGCAAAATTCTCTTGGCCTAGTTTTCCTAACCTGTTTCGTTCCGCTGTATCTTTTGATTTATTAAAAGCAGCCTCAAGCCTTTGGTTCTCACGCTGGAACATATCAAACTCATCTCTTGTATTTTTAATTTCTTTTATGATGAATTGATCTGTCTGTTCTTTTTCAAGGTCTCTGAAGTCTGCACGTTTGAATTTATTTATTTCTTTTTGTTTATCTGATAGTTTTGACAATTCAGCTCTACTAGGTTTTTTATCATCAGGAAATAACTCTTCCTGTACTGTAGGCATCTTTGCAGGTTCTGTATCTTCTTGAGTAGCAGGTTTTTCTTCTGTGGTAGCTTTTGCAGTTTTTGTTGCACGTGGTATGGCTAAATCAAATAATCCTTGTGCTATTACACCAACTGTGGCTCCAATCGTAAAGTTTTCCCCAAGACCTTCTACTAATTCTTGTTCCGGTTTATATATGTCTTGAGCTATAAAGTTTTGAGCTATACCTGCGGCAGCTTCTTGTGCGCCTTCTATTCCTCCCGTTATAGCAGCACTGGAGATTCTATCAACAGCTTTATTTACTGCTGTAGCTCCCTCTTTAGTTCGTTTAATACGGCCTAAAACTTTAGCAGGAGCAAGCGCTTCTGATAGACCAACAAAAGTTCCACGGAATGTCGCATCACTAATTTGTTCTGGAGTAGCATTTTCTGCTTCTGCACGTAAACGTGCCTCACCCGCTCCTGTAGCTGCGGCAAACCCTGCTAACCCCGCTTTACCAAATCCGGGTATTAACCCTAAACCTACAAAAGATAAAAACGAACCTAGACCTTCACCAATCTTTCTACCAGTAGATTCTTCAAATCCTGCTTCTGGAGCTGCAAACTCTTGTAATGGTCTTAATACATCTGATGCTGTATCACGGATACCTTTTTCTGTTATAAACCCCTCGTCAGGTGCTAATGCAGAAGCACCAACAACCCCAGTCTCTATTGTACCTGCCGCACCGGGGATAATACCTTTAAACCCTTCTTGAACCTGATCTATAAACTCACTAAAAGTAGTCTCATCATCTGTAGCATCTATGGCTTTATTAAGGCTTTCAAAGTCTAAGTTGTAAGAAGCCAAATACTGTTGAGCAACTTCAGGTCCATATTCTGGAGAGCGGTATATTTTTAAGAAATTCTCTCCTAAAGCTCTGTATTTTTCTTTTGGGGTCATGGTATTTGTTTTATTTGTGTTAGTCCTAACCTATTTTCTAAAGCAGTAATTTCTTTATCTTCTAGTCCTGCTCCCTTACCAGCCGTCCTAAGTCGCTCACCAAGACTCGCAAAAGGATCTGGTCTAAAGTACACCTTGTTAATTTCTTCTAAACGTTTTGTTCTTTCTGGACCTTCTGGCATATTAAGCGCTTCCGCTATCAATTTATCTCTGGTGACCTTATCAAGTTGAGCTTGCGTTGCTCTATCTTGCGCCTCAACTCTCATCTCAGCAGTTCGTAGATTTGTCATTGCGCTAAGTTTAGAAGTTTCTAACATTCTTCTGTTTTGCATGAAAGAGTTTATAAATGAAGCTTTAGTTTGCATTAATCTGTCGTTTGCTCTAGCTATTCTTTCTTTCTCTTTTTCTATTCTGTCCATAGAGACTTTAGCTATACCCATTTTTTGAGTATTTTCTAATTCTGCTAATTTAAGTCTAGCATCTGTTAAACGCTCGTTACCTTTTCTTATATCTTTTTGTAACTGGAATAGTCTTGGCGCTACTGCTTTACCTGCTTCTCCCACATTAGTTAAAGCATTTGGGCTTTTACCTGCCATTAAACCAAAACCAAACTCAAGTAACGCATACATAGCACCTTCTTTTTTATCCTTGGCTAATAATGCTTCTTGCTTATCCAAAGCTGCTTTTTGTGCTGCGTTAGTTAAATCTACACCAGACTTCTCAAAAAATGCTCTTGTATCTGCAACCGCTTTTTCTGGATTTGCAAAGTCATCTGAACCTTCTACTTTTTTAAATATACTATCGGCTGTTTCTTGAGCTTCTTTTAATAATGTGTCCGCATCTGTAAACTCAAACTGTATTCTGTCAGGTGTTTCTTTTCTCTTATCATCTACAGCTTGACCCATAAGACCCGTGTCCTCCATTGTCGGAGTACCATCTTGTTTTAACGCAGCGTCTTCAAAATCAAGTTTTGTTTTTAACACATCATCTGCTTCTAAAGCTGTTTTTAAATCGTCGTCAGAGAATCTAGGAACCAGTGAAGTATCACTTCTAGCTCTTGTTAAATCTACATCTTCTATTTTTTTATCACCTGCAGCTAACGCTTCGATATCTGCTCTCGACACCTGAGTCTGAGGCGCATCTACAGCTTCAGCAGCTTTTTGATTTGCTGACTGTCCCCGCATTAAACCAAATATACCCGGCGTGTATGATTGTCCGGGAGGTAATGAAGGTGTGGTTATCGGGCTGTCGCCTCCAAGGAAATCTACAAAGCCCGGACTTCTTCTAGGCGTAAATAGAGTTTTACCTTGTTTATTAGCTTCTCTTTCAGCCTCCATAATTCTTTTTCTTTTTTCATTTTCTATTGCTTGCGCCCTATTTACACCCGGTAGTCCCGGATAAAAATTTGGTTGTATACCACCACCATTTGCAAACGCAACGATACCACCACCTGCTGCTCTAAACATACTATCTTTTATTGGTAAAGATGAAATAGCTCCACCACTTCTAGCGGCAGTTACAGGCTCTGTAATTGCTTTTAGATTGTTTTGTGTAACTGAAGGTTGTGTGTCTTGAGCTTGCGCCATCATCATAGCTTTTTGTTCACCTGCTATTCTTCTTCCTGCGTTCACAATAGGAGCGACTTCGGTAGGGCTGTCTTGCATAAGTTTTGCTATAAAACCTATTTTGTCATCTGACATTAAAAAAGCTCTAGCCTTGGCTTCTATATTAGCCATTTTATCTTTTAATATAGTAGTTAGACCTTGTTGCGGAATCATTTTTAACCCCCTAATAATTTAGCTAAACTTAGACCTGTAATACCAAGACCTGTTAGTTGTGATGCGAAGCTTGGTGGAGGTGTAGCAGTTGTTTGTGTTGTGTCTGTTGTTGGTACACCACGCAAGATGTTTGCAAGATTACCTAGTTGCTGTTGTCCAAACTCGTCTCTACGTCTTTGGTATGCGCCTTCTGCGCTTAGACCTTCTTGCATTATAGCTCTTTCTAAGTCTCCAAACGCACCGAGTGTCTTGAGTCGGTCTAGTTCTGCTGCTTGTTGCTGAACTCCTAATGCTCCTTGTTGTTGTCCTAGTGTACCTAATCCAGAAGCTGCTGCCATCTGTGCGGCACGGTCTCTCTCAAACTGTGCTTGTGCATTCTCAAAAGCCGCTTGTAGCCCTCTAGACTGTATATCGCCGAGTTGAGTTCTAAGTCCTGATTCTCTAGCTCCTGTTAAAAGAGCTTGTCTTGCACCACCATATGTACCTTGTCTAGCTGACGCTAAGTTGGCATCCAACTGAGCTTTTTTTGCAGCGTCTATCGCTTTTCTTTGCGCTATGTCTACTACGCTTTGCTGATATGGTGACATATAAGCTTGAGCTGCCGCTGAATCAAATCTTCCGGGCGCTGCTAATAATCCTTGAATACCTGCTTCTTGAGCTTGTTGTGCTGTAGTAAATGCTTCTGGAGCTTGTAGCCCTGCTATTTGCGTACCAAGTTCTTGCTGTGCGGCTGACATAGGTGCAACGCCACCAAGTCCCATAAGAGATTGCGCTCCTGCTCCGTATACTTGATCAAAACCTTTCCCAAATAGTTCTTGGGCTTTCGGCATTATGCCTGTTATACCTGCACCGGGATCGCCTATAAAATAAGGTTCTAATACCTCAGGTATTTCACTCGTTACTTGGGTTACTTGTTGTACCATATCTTTTCCTCTACGCTGGTAATGTTTTGTTTACATTTACTTCAGGCGGTTGTTTTGTTGTTCCATGACGTGCCTGTCTAATTCTATCCATCATGGAGTATAATCTTTCAGCTCCTGCATTTGAGGAACCGTTACCAAGGTCTGCCACTACATCGGCAGGGACGACAAATTCTCCATCAGCTAATCTTGCTTCTTGCATACCACCTATATTGGCTCGTATTGAATCGCTCATACCATCACCCGCACCATCTAAATATCTAGGAGGAAGTGATGTTTCACCACCTTTGTTATAACCAAAGGGGTTTCTTCTCATAGCTTCTAAAGCTAGTCTACGTTTTCTTTCTTTTTCCGCTGCATCTGCCGCTGTTAAAGCTTTGTATTCTGCTTCTTGTTTAGCAATTTCATCGCCAGCTTTTGTAGCTGTTATACCGCCTAAAGTAGAGATAGCAGGAGTAATTAATTTTTTCATGGGTATATTACCAGATATTAATTCTTCTCCAGTTCTAAGAATGTTTTGTCCTGTGCCAACTACTTGCCCTTTTAGTGAATCCAAACCAACCCCTGAAGAGGTTGTTGCTGGCGTTCTAAAAACATCTACGTATGAAGCCGTTTCAGTGGGAACTGTTACACTACCTTGCGCTATGTTTTCCATTCCTGAAGAAATATTTGGTCTATACGCACCTGTCTTAACGTCAGGTAGAGGTGTTTCTGGAAAGCTTGTAGTTGTTCCGGGAGTTGTCCTAACCATTGGCTCTGCAACACTTGCATCAACACCACCCATCCCTTCACTTACCTGCCCAGATGCTCCCGCAGCTTCAGCCAGTTTTCCTAATCCGTAAGTAGTAACACCAGCAGTTAAAGCTCTGGTTGGATCAAATTTACCATCTCTAAAACCACCAATACCTCCTGCCACAAGAGCTTGTTTAAAAGGTGTTAAAGCTTGAAACCCCGGTATAAATGGTAATACAAACGGAGCTATCTTAGTTATTCCTTTAACTGCCCCACTCAACGCTCTACCTATACCTTTAAACAAACCTCCAATAAACAAACGAGGTATACCATTTTCATCCACCACACCACCACGTCTATATCCTAAGCTAGCAAGACCACCTGCTCTATTACCTGCCGCTTCTTCGGCTACTTCTGCTCTTATTTGTTCTTCTAATGGACCTCTTATCTCTTCTTTAAATTGTTCACTAAACAAATCTCCAAGTTGTGTAAAAGTGTCAGGTAATTGTTGTTGTTCAGTTTGAACAGAATAAGGTGATGTAAACTGAGGGCTTGCAAATACACCAGCCATTGTTCCTGTTGTATCTGTAGGTCTTAATCTTTCAATACCTGCTGTTGCTGTTGGTCCTGTTGTTACAGGAGCTTTATTAAAGTCAGCAAAACTTAATGTAGGTATCCCTAGTCTTTCTTTTAGTGTGTCTCTATTAAATGGTGTAACAGGTGTAGGCGTAGTTGTAGGTGTATCAGGTATAACTGATTGCATATCAGCATAATCATCGTACCCTAAAACCTGAGCCATGTAATCATCTTGTTCAGCGTCAGTGAGCTTATCAAATTTCTCAGCATCCATATCAGTTGTAGGTGCGGTCGTAGTTGTATTTGCATCACGAGCTAAATCTTTGTCATTGACTGGAGCGTCGCCTCCTTTATTTATGACTTCTGAGGCTCGATCAATTGGAGCTGATTCCCCCGTGTTTATATTAGTTACTTTTGCAGGTTGATTTAACGATTGTCCAATTACTGGGGGAGTGTAGGTTGCCCCAACAACATAATCATCGGGTAACTGAATATCGGTTTGCAGCCCAAAATTTCTAAAGTTTTGCGAAGAACTAATTACGTCTTCTGCGGGAATAAAATCTTCTACAGTAGTTGATGCTCCAAATGCAGGGTTATTTGGATCCGGTATTACCCGTCTTATTACGTACCCTCCGGGAACGCTTGTTACATTTTGAATTGTAGCCATATTATTAGTTCCTAATCATACTGTAAAGACCTGCCAACCCCCAAGGCGGAGAGGTAGGGTGGTGATGCCACCGAGGAGGTTGTTTCTGCAGGTTAAAACTATATTCATGTTATTGTCACCGTTACTGATCCTAAACCTGTTGTTGCCGAACTCCCTGCCACCACCGCATCACCGGGTAATAATATCTTAACATCTCTACCTTCTCTATATAAGCTATAATTAGGGAATCCTACTGGACTCTCTGTTAAATCAGTTAATACAAGCCCATCTAAATGTAATGGATTCTGTGAATCCAACTGTCTGAAATATGTCTGAAGAACTTTTATTAACTGATTGAAATATTGCTGATCGTACTCGTTTTGAGGCAAAGGCAACGGTGGAGACCGAAAGTTTCGCATCGCCATTATCTTCTCCCATCAGGTCTACCATCTAATCTTGGAGAGCCTAACTTCCACATTGTACCTAGACTATCGGATGTTATTTTAAAACCTATCTGTCTTGCCCTTGCTCTTAAATATACTTGATCGGTGTAGACACCTACAGATGTTTCAATAACATTTTTATTATCTTCTATCCGGTATGCACTACCGGGAAAGTCTCTAGGTTTCACCGTCATTTTAACATGAGGTTCTGCTGCATTGGAACCCGTAAAATCTACATCGGGTATTATCCGTCTAACCAAAGTAAATTTCTCTCCATCACCTATATCAAAGTCAGAGCTTGTAATAAACGACTCCATAGCCGAGCCATCAGCATCCATACCACTTTCGTGGTCAAATAAAGTGTTTTCCCCTACAGCCTGTGGGAACTGCCTTAAATTAGCATCCAACCAAGCAGATCGGTTTAGCTTTCCATAGAACCACAAGTTGTCTTTATAGTTGTAAGTTACGTAAGAATCATTTGTTTGGCTATCTTTAGATGGGTAAAACCACCACACTTCATTGTGTGACTCTACAGTACCTGCGTATATGTAAGGCAACGCATCAAAGTTTAAATCATTAAATACGTGGTCTCTTAAAGTACACGGTAACGTGTCTACACGTCCGTTGTATAAATAAAACTTATCTGTCCCCATCCAAAACAACACATTACTAGCTGCTGCTATACAACGTGGACTAGATATAGATATATTGGTTTCTAATTCTTGTAAACTAAATACTTCAGTAGTCCCTAAAAACTGTAGTGAATGAACAGACATATCTGTAAATACTAGAGTTTCTTGTCTTGTTCTAAATGCAGTAACGATTCTTGAACCACTACTGACTCTTAAAAACCCCGCACTATTAGTGGTTGTAGGCTTAAAATCTTCTGGATTATCTTGATCAGCAAAACGAATTAACAACGGATCAAATGTGCCTGTATCCTCTGTTGTATCTAATCCTGAAAACGGGGATGCTCCGAAAGCTAACAAGTGCCTGTCGTTTTGAGACACCATGATTTGTCCTACTTCTGCAGGTACGTTTTTAGCTCCATCTCTCGTAGATAATTTGACAGCTCTAGTTCCAAGAGAAGAACCGGGGTCATCTAAAGCTCCTCTATCCCAATAAAATACAGCACCCTTACCTCCAGTATTCACGTTCATAACTAAGTCGTTGTCAAAGTTATCAAAAAACCAAACAGTTAAAGGTAATAACAAAGGTTGTAATGCGCCAGAACCCCAGCCTAGTCTACCCCACGTGCTTACACCCCAACCGTAACCATAAGAAACAGTTCCATTACCTGTTGGTATTTCATATGATCCTTCGGCACTTGCCCCACCATCTCCTGTATCAGAAGCATTAGCAGTTACCGCTGCGGATATGCTGTAGTTATCAGCATCTATTTCAGTTATCTCATAGTTCTGGTTTAATACATCAGCGGTTATGTTTCCACCCAAAGAGGATGCTCCAGAGAAAGTTACAAAATCTCCTGTATTTGTCCCATGTGCTGTGGCTTCTACAGCTATTGTTGCAGAAGTGTTTGTAGCAGAGAAAGCATGAACTGCCAAAGTTGGACTAGCAGAACGCAAAGGTGTCACATCGTTTAAGTTGGTTCCAACCTCTACATATACTTTAGAGTTTGTGCCTATGGCTAAAAAATTATCTTCAAAAGATGTTATCCACCCAAACAAAGCCCTACAAGTACCTAGTATAGAAGATGGCGCATACGTGGCCCACCCATTTAATTTTTCTGGATAGCCATTTAAAAACCGCACCTTATCGCACTCAAACCAACCGCCCTCATTAGAGTAGTTAGTTACATCTCTATTTATACCGGGTCTAAATTGTAGTTTCTGTAAAGTCATATTAATAAGACCAGATTGTTGGCCTTGGTCTTTCCGGTGAATTTTCTAATGTATCTAAATGTATAAACCTACCTGAACCTTTTTGTTGTATGCCTATGCCTGTAAAACCTTTGCTTAACGCTAATGATAATAAATGAAACGCATCCTCTCTTGATACTGCTATATCTGCAGCTTGCCCTGTAGTGTGCGCTCCCGGAGTTTCTTTCTTTCTTTCAATGGGATGACTAACGTGTCTGTATCCAGAAGTTATTTTCATAGGTTTCCCAAAAGCTAAACGTAAATCATTTAACTTATCTATAAACTCTGGGTTCATGTCACATTGACCTGTGTGTGAACATTTAAACTCATGTTGAGAAAAATATGCGCTTGTATTCCAATCCATTTTCATTTCTTCATTAACCCCTTTATCTCTTCTGTTTTATCTTTACTACCTACTGAACTACCAAAATAATATGAACACACCAAACCTACCAATGTTGTCAAATTACCGAGTAAAAAAATAAGTATATCCTTGTTTGCAGGTGTGACTTCTAAGAATAATATAACAGCAAATAAAGCAAAAGCTAACCCCACAATGCCGAGTGCGAGTAGACTGGTAATGATTTTATTTAGCCACGGGCTATGTTCACTGGTAGAGATAGCCATCTCACGTTTTCTGGCGCTATCTTTATCAGCAAATTCAGCTTCCATGCGTTTGAGACTTCCGTCTTGCTCCATCTTCTTTAGTTGCTGAAGAGCCTTTTGTTTAGCTTGCGGGTCGGGAATTAACTTATCTACAAGCTTCTCTCCTATTGGTAATAACCCTGATATTAAATTAAGCACTCGATTTTTCCTTTTCTACTTTATAAAACAACTTTTCTAGCTTACATCCTTTTACTGCTCTTGGTTCAAACCAATTAAATCCTCTTTTAGTATTAGCACACCAGTAATAACATAAATCTCTTTCCACCCATTGCAACTTACAATAGTACTGGTCTACATGTGGAACCATGGTAGCCACCCAAAACGCCACGCTAATCATTTACTTGCTTCCATAATTGCTGTCCATCCAAAATGTAGTAGCCATATCAAAATCAATACAAGGGTTCCAATTGCCACTCCCATCTTTGTGTTATATATAAAAGCTTTCCGCCTTCGCATCTGATTGTATATTTGTTTCTTCCGTTTTTCTTTGATTTCCCGACGTATCTTAATAAAGGCTCGGTAGCCATAAGGCCCATCCATTCCAAGATGGTGAAGCTTTCCCCATGTAAATTCATGTTTGATTGCATCTTCCATCTCTTTAATCTTCTTTTTTGCGATAAGTTCATCAAATGCCTCTGCCGTTTCGCTTTTATCCCATGTTAGTTTTTGCCATAAAGTCGGTTTTTTGAACTTCCTTTCCTGACCCATCCATTCTTGTAAATCAGAAACATGTCCGCTCCAAGTCGATAATTGACTAAAAATATCTTCTAGGTCTCTGCCTACCTGAATGGCTTTCTTGACACCATTGAAGGCTAAATTTGCTGCAGTCAATGCAGTGATGGGATCTATCATCTAACATTGGCTCTTTTCTCCACCCTATTTATACCCCAGTAGCAGAACTACCATCTAAACTTATTGTAGGCCAATCACTCCATGTTCTAGGATCTGCATTACCGATTGTAGCAGGGACATTACGCAAAGCCTGTCTATATGAAGCCATAGCGCTAGGCATAGCCTCTCCGGTTTCGGCTTTTTTAATTGCAGCCCAGTCTGTAGCTTTTAACATTTCATCCCTAGTGGCTCTTATTTTATTCATGGCTGAGTTTTTTCTATCTGTTATTTCATCAGAAGTTAAATCAGTTTTTTCTACAGTGAATACGTAAGAACCAGATACGTATGGAGTTGTTCCAGTTAGTGCTTCTGTTAGATTATCGTGAGGCTTAAACTTGTTAATCTTTTTATAACCTCTTTTCGTTAATTGGTCATCAGTAGGCACAGTACGAAACACTTTTGTGTAATGTACTATTTCACCGACAACATTTCCATCTACTTTTGCAATATACATTTTGTCTCCTATCTGTTAGCAAAGGCTTTTGTTGGGGCTGTAAAGTTTGAAGTATATCTAGCAACACCTTTAGTCATTCTAATATCGTCCATATATCCATTAAAAGGACTTGTTGCATTAAATCTAGCACCAATGTATGTATTAGGTGCAACATAATTATTTGAATCAGAGTATGTCGAACCTGATGCAGTTCCGTTAACATAAATTGTTGTTGTTCCATTGTATCGCACCAATGCAAAATGTTGCCATGCTCTAACGGATGCAGGAGTTGCATCATTAATTCGTGCAGAACCACTTACATAATAAATAAATTTTCCTGTACTTGCTTGAATATATACTGCAATTGCAGCTTGTGAAGCAGTATTTCTTTGGTCAATTAAATATCCATCAGCATAACTAGCTGCATCATAATAAAAGAACATTTCAAAAGTAAAATCACCAGTCCCCATTACTAAATTGTCATTAGATGGTAAAAATAAATAATCACCAGTACCATCAAGATACATACTACCAGTACCAAACTTAACTTGTTGTCCCGAGACTCTTGTATTATTTTCTGTCTCAAGGTTGTTTTTCATTGTGTGGTCAATGATACCTGCATTAGTAAAGTTTGATAATAATAAAGTATTAGCATCGGCAGACTTAGGAGCAGTTGGAACTGTTATTGTTGTAGAACTAGCATCATAAACTTCTGTGTTATGATATTGCAGTCCAGTAAAATAACCATCAGTTGGATAGTCAGAACCTGCTAAATATCCTAATTGAATTTTATTAGATGTTGTTGCATTGTGCATATCTTCATAACCAGTTGTTCCATTTAACACCCTAACTCCATTCATAAATACTGAAGTCTGTGTACCATCATTACTAATTACCATGTGAGTCCAAGCAAATAATGGGGGTAAGGTTGCTGTTGATAATGCTACAGAACCCCCTGAACCATTTGCAGGTTGCCAATACATAGTACTACTAACCTCATAGAATTGAAATGACATACCATTTGTGGTGTTAAAATCACCTGCACTTCCACCATGTTGCTGAAGAAAACCATGAGAGCCACGAGCAGTTAAATACATCCAAAACTCTATGCTCCAGTTTGTACTAAGTCTAGGAGTTGCATTATCTGTTGTGTAAGTTAAATAATCTCCAGTACCATCATAGTAAACACTACCACCTACTGCATCTTTACTATATGACCTAGATGGCGCAAGAGGTGAGAATGGTAATATTTTAGGTGCTGTACCTGAAAGAACAGGAGTTCTTCCTGTAGAAGAATTATCAACAAATTTATTTGATTGTGCCGTAAGTATTTTTGTTTCTGAACCAGTTGAAGTTAAAGGCGTTGTTGGAACACTAAATGTAGTACCATCGTTTCGCAAACAAGTACCAATTACAAATCTATAGTTACTCATGTATCCTGCAAGATAATCAGCATATTCACCAGTCATGCCTATTCCAACACCTCCTGCAACATCTTTTACCGAACCTGATCTAGTTCCTGTAGCTTTTTGAACTCCATCTACATATAGTCTCATTGTTCCACTCTGTCGAACACAAGAAATAAAATGCCATGTATGTGCAGATATAGTAGAAGAAGGAGTTGAAATAGTCGTAGTACCTGATGTGTCTTGTAGCCAGAAATTTATTACTCCTCCACTACCACTCATATATATTTGAAAAGCTGTATCACCTCCTGCTCCACTAGAAGGCACTTTACCAGTAAGATAGTCACCTCCACTAATTGTATCTAAATTCATCCAAAATTCGATTGTAAAATCTGAAGTACCTATTTCAAGATCAGCAGAATCTGCAAAGTAATAACCTCCTGTATTACCTCCATAATAACTCCAATACCCATCTTCTAAACTAAATGGGCTGAATGTACCTATGCTTACATCACCATTACGAGTTATACGATGATTATATTTAGAGTCATCTAAGAAGCCTACATTACGAACTGCTCCTGAGTATTGACATGTAAGAAATTTAGTATTTGTTACTGCTGTTAATGATGTTGTTGGTACATCGAAATTACTTGTTCCATATACTCCTGTTCCATTAACTACACGAAGGTCTGCTATATAACCTGTATACATAGACACAGTTGTTTGGTCTACATTACCACCTACTGTTGCTCTTTGGTTAGTATTATTAAGATTGTCTGATGAGGCAACAGTTGTTGAACTTACTTTCCCATTAACAGCAAAATACAAAGTGCTACTTATTCTTTGAACAACAATATGATTCCACTGTCCTATTACAACCGGTATATCAGATCCGGCTGTTTTATTAGCTCCAATAAAAGATCCTAATGTTGAACCAAACAAAGTTAGTGCGGATATATTATCTGTATTAGCATTATTGTTATATCTTAGGTCTAAAACAACAGCAGTTGAAGGTAAACTACTAGGGTATACCCAAGCTTCAGCAGTAAAGTCTCCTGTACCAAAAGCAAAATCAGAACTTCCTGATGTTGTTAAATTATCAGTATTACCATCAAAAAATCCTGCGCCTACATTTGCAGTTTTTGTAACTGTGAATGGTGTGTTGGTAGATATTGATTGACCACTTCCCACTGTAAGAGCATGAGGGCTAGAGGCATTATCTATAAATCTATTTGATTGACAAGTTAATAAACTAGTTCCTGTTATTGCTGTAAGAGGAGTAGTAGGTACTGTTATAGATGTATTAGTAGTTCCATAAACATCATAACCTTTTACTATTCTAACATTTGATATATAGCCATCTAATTCTCCAGTCGTACTAAAAGAACCAATATAAAAAGTACCACTTGTATTTCCATACGATGTTGATTGCCCTGTAGCTAAAGCACTTATTCTAGTTCCATCTAACCACAAAGCTATTTGATTTGAAGCATCTCTGGCAACAGCAATATGATGCCATGTGTTTAATGAAATACTATTATTAGTTGTTTTAACTATATCTCCATTATAATACCAACCAACATAATCATTACTAGAATTTAAGTAAAGTTGTGTTTGATAACTTCCATTAGTAGGAAAAGTAAGAATACTTGGATGAGGCCCACCATCAGTTGCTAAAGTCTTTAAATTAATCCAACATTCTACTGTAAATACTCCACTTAATTGTAAAGCAGCCGTAGATGTAAGACTCATAGTAGTATTATTCACAGTAAACAAATTACTCCAATACCCATCAGCATAATAATATGGGCTAAAGTCATTACCATAAGCATCACCTGCTACAGCAAGAGCATGAGCTGATGTAGAGTTATCTTTAAATGCTTTGTAGTTTGGATCTCCTAAATTTGATGTATCTCCTGCACCTTCAGAACCATCTGCATGAAGAAGTAATACAGTTTGATTAAAGTTAGGCTCTGTTTCTTCTTCAGCAGCTCCAAGACCAAAACCAAGAGGTCTTACTCCTATACCGCCTTTTAGACTTTTAACTGGCATTAGTAATCAACCTTCCCGAACTGTGTTTGAGATGCTAAACAAGTGTAATTAGCCGTTCCCGTAGTCCTAGTAATGTTTATTAAATAACTATCCACACCACTAACATTACCCTGAGATGGCGCAGTGCCTCCTTGCCAATACACTGGGTTGGCTGTAGCACCGTCTATTTGTATTGCTTCTAAATAATACGCAGTTGCACCCATTTTTGACTCAAATGCAAGCGATACTGATTCGCCAGTAGGCATAATGGAAGCGAATGTTGCTCCTGCACTACCTCTAAAATTTAACTCAAAGTCTGCCGCCGCATCATTTGTTCTTAATTCAGCATTTTGTTCTAATACACTAAAATTAATTACGCCCGTAGCAGAGGTTGTAGAAACATTTATTTTTTCTCTAAGACTGGCGTTAAAAATTTTATTAGTAATAGTCGCACTGGCACTTTCAGAAACTAATGTTGAGTTACCGCCTTTTGGTAATAAATTAGTATTAGTTATATTAAGAGAGTGTGGTTGCGCTTTTAAAGTTTGTCCGTGACTATTAGCATGACAGTTTAATTTTATCTGCCCTTCTGTATCTGAACCATTACCTCTAATTTCTACAATTTGTGTAGCAGGGTCTACTGTTAAATTACCCGAAGCGTTTTTTAAATCGCCTTCTACATTAAACGTGCCTCCCACAGAACCGTTACCTGATACATCTAACGTACCGTTAGCAGATAACTTAGTAGTAACTGTTAAATCCGTTACTTCTGCAGTATTTAAACCTGTAATCGCATCTACTACGCCAGACCCTGTGCTATACACTATCGCTGATCTACCATTAGGGACGGTGACTTGTGATCCTGAAGAGTTTTTTATTCCTACATCAGTGGCTAAAGTATTATTAATTATGTAGTTTTTTTCTATATCAGGAACGGTAAGAGTTATCCCTGCAGATCCTGTACCAGTTAGATTGAGGCGTAAATGCCTAGCCACTTGAGTGGCATTACTGTCTGTCAAAGAAAGAGTGAGGCTATCCTGAGAAAAAGCAACATCTGCGGATTCACAAATAGCTTCTTCTATGGCAGTGCCTAAGTTTGTATTCGTAATTGTACCCCAAGTTCCAGAGTTATCTCCGGTTCCCATGAGTTGTATTTTTAAATTTGAATATGATGAAGCCATTTTATTCTCCTATGCTGCTTCTTTAATTTCTCCCCAATCGGGTGTTTGTGTTGTGTCTATTTGCCCCCATACTAAATTATTACCTAAACTCATAGCAGAGGATACTCCAGTTACATTTGTAGTAGCGTTAGCTTCTGCTGATACACTACCTAAACTACTCGTTGCAGATAGCCCGGTTGCAGAGACTATATTATTTAAAGCTACAGATATTGAACCTAAACCAACTGTTGCGCTAAAACCAGTAACGCTTAGATTATTATTACTGACTACTTCTTCTTCACCTACAAACTTTAATCCTATGACACCGGATAGACCACTTACATTTGCATCTGCGTTAACAAACGTAGACCCCACAGCTCCTGTCATGCTAATGTCAGGTTCAGTTATTGATGCGTTCCAACCACCGTCACCCCAAGCCGCTCTACCCCACCCGTTTGCAACGGCTTGTCTTGCTACATTAACATTTACATCAGCCATTTTAAGCTATTCTAATTATAGCTGCAGCACTCGTATTCGCTGGAAATATTACACTAAAATCACCTGAAGTGGATGTTTTTGTACCTCCAAAATCTAACACACATACGGCAGGGTTAGTTAAAGAAGCTCCAGTGTTTGAATTTGTAGAAGGCGTACTGTTATAAATTAAACACCCCGCCGCATTTATAGTGACGTTAGTAAATGTTAAATCAGAGAAATCTACAAACCCCGTAGAATCCCCTATAGTAACACCTAAATTTACAAGAGCAGAACCACCTGAAGTAGTTCCAGTGGATTCACTACTTGTTGTAAAAGATGTAGTGCCAGCACTTAAAGTAGCTGCTGCAGAATACAACGCTAATTTAAAAACGTCCGATGTAGCAGATGCGTCAGGTCTAAAATCGTGAACACCCAATAATACTTCTGCTTTAAAAGATGTACACATTGCTTGTGTAATAGCCATTTTTTACTCCTCTAGTAATTTAATTAGTTCAGGATATCCCATCTCTCTAAACCTATGAGCTAAGGTTGTATTATGGCTCCTGACCATTTCTTTCATATATTGCACTAAAACTTTTCGTATATCTTTTTTAAAAGCTTCAGCTTGCGCTCTAACTGCAGGGTGTGAATCACTACCGACAGCTATTATCTTATTTAATGCTCTTTCAGCAACTTCCTCAGTATTAAAACCTCTACGAGAAGTTGTCATAACTTTTACTCCACCACCTAACAATACTGATGTGCTATTACCAATCATTGTACCCCCAACCTAACTTGTTTAGTTCTATACATATCTTGACGATTCTTACCTTCACTTAATTGTTTCAGTAACGCCATAGACTCATTATACCTCTGCACATAGCTTTGGTAACTGTCTGCCTCACCTTTCATAAATATGTGTGCTTCTATCAAAGCGCCATAAAGTAAAACAGAATCAAAGTTATCACCCAACCAAGAAGTACTGCTTGTAACAATAGATGGTGGATAATAAAAATAGTGAAGTTCAGTAGAATAATTTGCGTCTGGAGTCGGTCCCAATATATAAGAATTTTGGTCAAACAACGCATAGTGCGTAGGTTGCCCTGTGGTAGAAGGGTTCGGGAAAGCCTCACGAATAAAATTAACATCTTTATTCAACAAATAACTATAGTTTCCAGAAGAATCAATAACCGCTAAAGAAAAGTTAGCAAGCCAATCCGTTGGAACTGTAAGATACTGATTACCTGTAGTCATACCCCCTGTCACATTTTTCCTAAGATCTAATATCTGAACAGAGTTAAAAACTTTTTGTTCTGCTTGGTCTATAAATGTATTAATCTGCTCGGTGCTTGTAAGAGTAATTGTATTTCCACCACTATCTGTAAAAGAAGTATCAGGAAAGTCATTCTCACAATAACCTTTTATAGTTTCAAATAATTGACTATAGTTCATTATCCAAGTTTCTTAGAAGAGTTTGTACCTTTTGTAGCAGCACCTGTCCCTCTTGTTTTAACTGTTTGAGTGTTTGCTACATTGTTTGGATACCCATCTTGCTTTGGTACAGGCATATCCATAGGTTGTTTAAATTTTCCGGTGTCTTTCATAAGTTCTCCTGATTTATTTAATACCCACCTCCGCTATCACCACTGTCTCCGCTATCACCACTGTCTCCGCTATCACTACTATCACTACTATCACTACTAGATTCGGTGCTAGAAACCGCATCTCCTCCTATAGTAATTGTGCCTACACTTCCAGATATTAACAAATTATTTATTAGATCCAAATTAAAAGGATTGCTAAAACCTACAGGGTCAAACCCATACTGATAACTTCTGGAATCTGATTCTGCAAATCGTGTTAAATCTGGTCGTGGGTTCCTCAGAGCTTGAGGGTCGTTTACAGGAAACATGCCGAGTTGTAATTGTGGCTGATCCTGCTCAAAACACTCTGGGCATACCAGAATATTAACACTTTTTGTCTTTATTGTAAGCTGTTTTAATTCCTTTAATTTATACCTAAATCCACATCTATCGCACTCTGCGATAGCTCTTTTGCCTCTTGCATAGTTAGATCCCATATCAATATAAAAACTCTCTCGGTGCTAATCGCAAAGGAGCCTTCTCTCTATCTTCACTAGAAGCTATCATCCACTGCTCTTCATAGTCTTGTTTTAACATCTGTATTCTGTCAGTTGCTTCTGGTATTTTTAAAGAAAGATAATACGCTAATCCTGATACCAAGCAAGGCAACATTCTAAACGGTATGTCTGGTGTGTTAACACCATTACCTGCATCTTGTATTCTTCTCATTCTAAAGTACACAAGAGTATAAAAATTACTTTGATCTGGAGTCGGCCATACTTTTACTTGAGGGGTTTGAACAACACCGGAAGAATTAGTAGCCCCAGACTTTCTGTCAATAAATATCTGTATGGGTCGGCCTGTCGCATTTTTATTCGGTATTGTTGCATATGTACTTACAGATATACGGCTAATTGTTAGGTCTTGTTGATTTGTACCTGAACCTGTTCTTACCTGATGCTCTAATAAATCTATAGTGTCTACGGGGAGGTCATACGTAATAGTGCCTTGAGTCAAAGGTATAGTTCCCTCTTCTATTGTCCACAAGTTTATACCTCGGTTAGCCCAATCAATAGTTAATAAATTTAAAGAACGTCTGGCTGTTTTAAGGTCATATCCAGTACGCATCTCGGTTCCACATCGTGAAAACGCTTCTTCCGCTAATTCATTAAGATCTAAATTAAAACTTGTTGTGTCTGTAGTAGCCATTATTTCTTTGCTTTCACGCTATTTATATATTTTCTGTAAACACCAGCAGCATCTTTTTTACCCATAACTCTGGCTCTTTGCTCCATAGCGATAGCAGCTTGTATCTTATGTGCCTTTGATCTACCGCTATTTCTAATCTTACTTACACTTTTTACTGCATCCTCTCGTGTGGCAAACTTTAATCCTTTTATCGTACCCTTGGGGTTCTCATCCGTATATAAATCAGAATGTTTCTTAGACCTTGCGGGTTGACCGGGTTTTCTTGGTATTCTTGGATTTGATTTCCGCACGTTTCTTTCTTCCTTGGCAATGCGCCCTTTGACTAAACCCTTTTGGATTTTTACAGTCAATAGAGCGCTTGTACTTTTTACTCCACACTACTTATCTTTTTTAGATAGTATATCTTTCCACCAATCTAAACTTGTTGCACAGTGGTCTATAACTGCTTTAGCAGCACGAGAATTAAAATCTATAGCGCTTTTTGCTTGCTCAATACCGTATTTCTGAGCTTGTTGTAATGTATTAAAAATAACTTCCATAGTAGTCTCCTTTAATTAAGATTTATCATATAGTAAAGTTTTGTTTCTTTCTTTTTCTAACTCTTCTATCCTATTTTTTAATTCTTTTATTTCTTTGTCTCGACCATCTAGTTTTAAAATTAAACTGTGTGTTGTTTCAGTCATTAATTCAAAATACTTTAGCTGATGCTGAGTTCGATCACGAAGATCGTTTTTCATTATTTCATATAATCTTTCAGACGCTTCAAGCTGCTTTTGTATAAAACTAAACTTTCCTTCCACCCTTAGTCCCTTTCTTTTTTTTCAAAATAGTTTTTACGTTTGTGGGTTTTCCACCCGGATTACCTGCTGCCCTTTTTCTTTGAACAGCAGACTTGCGTTGTGCCGCAGTCATGGATTTAGCTTTTGACCTAGGTACACATTTTGGATATGCTCGCTTACTATCTCCTTTTGCAGACTTGCGTCCACAGGCTTGGTATTTACCTTTCTTTTTAGGCGCACCTATATCAACCCAGTCGCCTTTTTTACCTTTACCAAACCATTCTTTTAGAGACATTATCTATACCCTCCACCCCTTTTCTTGTACTCACGTACTATGTACCCTGAAGCATAAGCGCTTGGAAAAACCTTAAATTTTCTTTTTGCTTCAGCTTTTACACGAGCGTATAAAGATGGGTTTGTGGGTTTAGCCCCTGATTTCTTTTTAGTAGTTTTTTTCTTTTTAACAGCCATTATACTTTTCTTCCTCTTGTCTTACCTCTTTTCGCAATACCATCAGCTCTGGTTACTTTTGTACCACCGCTAACGCCACCCTTTGTACCACCTTTGGTTGCAACACCACCAGCTTTATAGCCTTTAGCCATCATACCACCAGCTTTATAACCTTTAGCCATACCACCACCAGCCATTTTCATACCCTTCATACCCTTCATAGGTTCGGCGCCCTTAGCCATTACTGCACCGCCTTTTGCCATCTTAACAGAACCGCCTTTAGCCATTATTGCGCCGCCTTTAGCCATTCCTTTAGCTGCCATACCACCTTTAGCCATTACTGCACCGCCTTTAGCCATTCCTTTAGCTGCCATACCACCTTTAGCCATTTTAATAGCGCCACCTTTAGCTGCTTTTTTTAAATCTCCCGCTCCCTTACCATCCATAGCGAAACTTGGGACCATTTTACCTGTTTTTGGATCTCTAATCATAGGCATTTTAGCCATCTTCATCTCCTTTGTATAAATTATTAAATGTTATTTCTGGATCCATGTACGAATCATCTTGCTCCGCACAATGCGTATGTTGGCTGGGTCTGAAATCAGGTGCGCCTTCACCTGTAACCCAAAGAGCAGGGCTTGTAACTCTAACTCTATTGTTGGGTAATGCAACCATGTTGCCCTTCCAAGGTCCGTCTGTTAACACCATAACGTGACTCTGCTTATGTTGGGCTGGACAGTCTGCGATTTCACTTCTGGTGTAGTCAACTGTAAATAAATATCTCGATGTATGAAACTCCCCGGCGATCTTACATAACCATGGGCTAGGCTTACACCTGTCAAAGGACACAATGGAGTGGTAATGCGATGGACAGTCCCACGGCTGTGCGAGGTGGGTTTCCATTCTTTCCGGCCACTCATCCAATGGGATGTCGCCACATAAGGCTGTGATTGGCATCCTTGCCCACATTGCTCCGCCATGAGGTCCGACTTCTTCTCCGTCTTCCTCACACCCAGTAAAGATGATTTGGAAACTGAGGCATCGGTCTGGCATTGTTGTGACTGCGACTGCCAAGCCATGTATGAACTCCCCGTGATATTTTTGATGTCCATGTGTAAATTCTTTTCTAATCCAAACCTTTGTATACGGAATGTTACTAATTAAATATGCCACCCTAAACCTCCTTTATCTCATCTTACATTTAGTCTTACCTTTTTTAGCAATACCATCACCTCTAAATTTTCTAGTTGTTTTTGGTTTAGTTTTTGCTTTTACTTTACCGCCTTTTTTAAGACCCAAATTTTTTAGCTCTTTCTTTCTCACACCTTCTTCTGCTTCTCTTCTTTGCTCTCGTTGGTAACGTTTGTCAGCCATTCTTTCGTCTCTTAAAGCTTGCGCCTCATCCATTTGCTTAAACATTTCTCTCATGTTTAACCTTCTTCTTGCACGAGATTCTATATCTTTAGGAGACATCCCTGTCATGGCACCGAATTTGTCAAACATTTTGTTAGCAAAATCCCCTATTTTTTCAGAAGTTGTTTCTCCTGTAGAGTAAAGTTTGTCTTTAGGGATATTTTTGACTTTTTCTCTACGAGCATCTCTACGTTTTTCTCCCTCAGTTCTTTTATCAACCTGTGGTCTTGCATACGCCTCTATTCTCTCTACACCTGCTTCACCAGACTGTGTGCCTTTTTTACCTTTTATTTTTTTAGTCATTACTTTCCCCAAAAAATCTGTTGTACTGCAATAATAAAAGCAGTCACGGCACTTCCTGCTCCTGCTGCCCACATCAATGTTTTCCAACCACCCCTAGCCTCTGATAATACTTTGTGAATCTCTGCAAGAGATTTTT